CCCGCCGGTACGGAGATCATTCCCCTGTACTCCACCGGGTCCGCGTAGGTGACGCCATAGTTTCCCGTGTGCATCCCATCCACGGTAATTTCCTGTTCGCCCGTGCGCTTGTAATACTGGAATACCGTTGTGTTCCTCCTCAGCAATTTCATACAGTCACCTCGGTATCCCGACAAACGGCATCACGTCATACAGCATTTCCAGCGGAATGTCAGCGTACTTATAGTTCCTGTGCACCCCGTTTTCAATGTGCTGTATCTCGCCTTCGGCTCCGCGTTTGTTCATCATCCATGCGGCGATCCTCAGCTGCTTCCGTTCAAACTTCACCGGCAGCGTCAGTTCGGAGAATTCCTCGTCCGTCGCGTCCGGATACAATCTGTTCAGCAGTACGTGCTTCGCGTCCTCCAGATAGGAGAGCAGGACGGACTCATGCTCATCGCTTTCCGTCATGATCCGGAGCTGTGTTACCTTTTCCTCGTTATCCATCCCGCTTCTCCTTTCCGTCAGTTCTCAGCCTTTTTGCGGCCCCGCTTCGGTTTGTCCTGTACGGGTTCCGTCTTCACGATGTCTTCACCCTCGGCCACCTTGCCGTCTTCCTTGGGTTCCTTCATTTCTTCCGGAACCTTGGGGTCCTTCGCATCAAAGTGCCTGTGCAGCATCATGAGCATTTACCTCCATTAGGGCTTCGGTACGGACAGCACAGCACCGGCGGCCACAGCCTTGCCGTTGGCATCCACGGACACCACGGTCACGTACTTGGTCGCAGCGGCAGTGATCTGAGTGGTCCCGGAAGTAAACGCAGTGCCAGTAAATTCCTGGCCCAGGGCCACGTTCGCGGGAGCGTCGCCCACCACGTACTTGTAGCTTTCGCCTTCGCCTGGGGTATAACCGGAAGCGGTTACCACGGTATCACCGGAGGCGGTACCGACAGCGGCAGCCAGGGTGATTTCAGCCAGCGCGGGGTCCATGCCGACGACGATCTTGATGATCTTGTTCTCGTTCAGCACGTAGGGCGCAAACAGCTTGGAAGCAACGGCCACGGTGCTCTGGTTCACGATGTCGCGGTCCATTTCCACCATTGTGTCACGCTTCATGAAGATAGCCAGCGCTTCGGGCTTCATGATGAAGAAGTTGTTGTTCTTCACACGGTTGCTCACCAGCACCTGGCAGCCATACGCCATGCCGACCACGCCGCGCACCTTCACCTCCGCAGCGATCTCGCTGGCGGGGATCCAGTCGGTCTTCAGCAACTTGGCATAGAAGTTCGGGTCGCAGACCAGCACCTTGGTGCCGTCGTTGTCTTCACCAAACAGGGCAAGTGCCAAAGGGATGTCAGCAGCAGCCAGTTCGTTGGTGTTGTACACCAGGGTGGTTACATGGTTCGCAGCATCCAGCAGGATTTTATCCAACTTGTCAGCCACGGCGGTCACGATCTGGTTCACGCCTTCTCCCATGGGATCGCCATAACCGGACAGCAACGCCTCGTCGGTGAACTGCACGCCCTTGCCGATCTTTTCGATCTTGACTTCCTTGGTGCTCTGGGTCAGCTGCGCAATCGGGATATCATTGCCTTCCGCAACCACGGAAGCATCGCCGATATAGCTGTAGAAAGGCAGCGTCACGGTGTCGCCCGCACGCCCGCGCAGAGTATTGTCCACCCGCGCCATGGGGGCAAACACGATTTTGTCGATCAACTTGGTGTCGATCAGGTCAGCGACTACCTGGGGGTTAAACAGATTGCCCAGATAGGTTCCCGTTACAGTAGAAACAGCAGCCATTTAACTCATTCCTTTCTTTGTGGTTTTGGGGACTACCTCCCCATCAATTTGTTGTATTCATCGGGGTGTTTATTGGCGAAATCGAACCGCTCCATCAACCCCATCGCGTCGAGCTGCTCTTTGGTGATCGTGGGACCATCCGTGGCACCCACACCGGGAGGCGGCACCCTTCCGTACTCCAGCTTTAACGCCTTTTCCCTCGCTTGCCAGACCTTGTTGAGCGTGTCCACCGCCAGGTCGATGTCCGCCGCCCCGTACAGGGCCTCCGCAATGCCAGTTGCCATTTTCTCATCCTGCACGAAGGACATCAGACGCTTTGTCGCGATCCCTACGTCCCTTTCCTTCCGCAGTTCGGCCAGTTCCTGTTCGATGGTCGCCTGCCGTTCTTTCTCTGCCTCGGCAGCTGCCTCCTCGGCTGTCTGCTTTGCCCGAAGAGCACGTTTGCTTTCGGCGGCTTCCTTGGTAGCCTTGTCCAACGCAGCTTTCAGTTTGACCATTTCAGCGCGGCTTTTAGCCAGTTCGGCGTTTTCCTCGCTCTCAGGAGTGACCTCAGTGTTGGTGTCAGTTACAGTCCCGGTCTCGATAGTTTCGGTGTTCGTTTCGACTTCAGCCATTGTTCAAATCTCCTTTGCGATTAAAGTCTTCTCTGACTGTCTGTGCGATTAACGTCTTCTCTGACGATGTAAACCGCTTGCGCGGGAAACATTGTGTTTACTCTTTAACCGGTTTCAAAATGCACCTGCACCGGTAATGCCTCTCAGGTACTTCATCTATGTCAAAAACTTCCCCATCCAGCGGATAGCAGAAGTCGCATACTCTCTCGTCTCTCTTGGTGACCCACATCACCTTTTTGATCCCGGCATCCCTGAACGCCTGAAGCCTCGCGTTATACACGCTGTTGTCGGCGTACTGCCCGACCTGTGTTGTCCAGTACCGCAGTGCCTTGTCCACTTCGCGGTTCTTATCCAGCGCCACACTCAGTGCCTCAACAAGCCGCTGTGCCTTGCGGTCCTTTTCAGGCAGGAACGCATACTTTGTGACCGGGTCCACGTCATCCAGCATTCCCAGGATCCACATCGCGGTGATGATGTCGTCCGCCATCCGATGTGCCATGTCAGGCTTGTACTTCAGTTCGTACAGCGCCACGACGTAGGCTTCGACAGCGATCTCGTAATACTTTCTCTTGGCAAGATTCGTGGAGTCGTTATAGACCCCGTTCACTTCCCTGATCACGTTCAGTTCGTCCCATCTGGCCAGTTTCAGTCTGCCAAACGCTTTCAGGTTGTACCGGTTCATTTCCCGGATGGCTTTGTCAGCGGCATCGTAGATCACTCTTCAGCCGCCTCACCCTCGTCCGAATTGCCCTTACGATGGGCTTTTTCACGGCATTCGGCACGGTCGTACACCTGGTTGTTGGTGCGCTTTACGAACGTCCTATGGCACACCGGACATACGCCTGTAGCATTCTTCGGATGGCCTTTCCCGGAGATATTGTGTCCTGTCACGCCGCCCGCCGCATTCAACGTACCGGAAGTCCCGCCTCCGCCAGCGCCAGTCATGGCGTCCAGCATCGCGGCTTGCTCTTCCTGGTATCGGTCATAAATCATCGCGTCGCTCTCCGGATCCTTGGACATGTGCGAGAACGTAAATGCCTGAATCGCGGGAGCACCGGCCGCACGCAGCGTGCTGAAACTCTGGGTCTTTACTAGCAGATCCTCGTAACTCTGCCGCCAGAATTTCGGTTCAAGGTCGGAAATCCGCAGTCCTGTCAGCGTGTTGGTCTCGTTACAGATCTTCAGCGCCACCTTCAGGAAAATGGTTTCGGCTTCCTTCCACATGCCCTGGGTCTCCAGCGCACGGGCTTCCGCATGCCACCAGCCGTTCTTCATGATCACAGCGCCGTTATTGGAGGAATCGCTCGTATTGGCATTGCCCTGGCTCGGCATACCGACGATCTGGAGCACCGTCTGGTACATATCGTCCACCAGCGTCTGCGTCTGTGCCTGATCAAGCTGTTCGTTCAGGTAGTAGACCCGGCTTGTACGCCCGTCCATGGAAGGAGGAAGTTTCAAAGCGCCAAGGTCCTTCAGTTCCATAAACTGTTCCCTTGAGATGTCCACGCCTTCAAACACCATGATGGCCTGAATAAACTGCTCGATGCCGTCCAGACGGTTGCTCTGCGTCAGGTTAATGGCATCCAAAAGCGGCAGTACCACTTCAAACGCACCCATTCTCAGCGGGTTGCACGGGTACTCGATCAGGGTCACCATCCCGAAGTTGTGCCGATAAATGTCCACGATCTTTTCGGCATGGGCGATATTGCCGTCGATGGTGTACGTCACGTTGTCCGTGTAGACCGTAAACCGCACATGGCTCTGCACGTCGTCCATGAACACAAATGTGACTCCCATCACCACACGGCGGGACACGTCATTCAGCCGCACTACAAAGGTGTTGGCAGGTTCGGGAATGTATATTTCAAACGGAGCTTCGTCGAGGTACTCATCATTGCGGCGCTTCCGGTCATGGATCACCAAACGGTACCCGACTCCGTCCGTGAACATTTTGTGTGCCAGTTCCAGGTCCTTGGTCTGCTTCCCTTCGGACAGCATCATGTCGTTCAGTGCGGCGACTTTCTCCGGTACGTCATCATCGCTGCCACGGCTGATGTACTGGATCGGTTCCCCGGCGAACTCGCTGGTTTTGAACGTCACGATCTCATTGGCGATATTCACAACCACCTTGTTGTTGATCTCGCCGTTCACCTTTTTCTGCCGCGCAAGGACCGGCTGAATGCCGCGCAGATACCGTTCCAGATACAGGATGTCGGTACGGTTGCGCATGTGCTCTCTCAGCGCCTTGTTCAGCACTTCCAGCACGTTCGCGTCCGTGATCTCCGCCTCGTTCGTGAAGATCCCGCGCCGTCCGTTCATCAGCGGCGAGGTATTTACCACCGCGCTGTTCAGTTCGTTCCCATTCGTTACGGTCAACCCGCGCCGCCTCCGATCCGTGTATGATGTCGCTTCCGGTTATCTACCACCAAAAACAACAAAACGCTGCATTGCCAATCCATCTGGATCTCGCAATACAGCGCAATAAACGGTATTACCCGGTAGCAGTATAAACCACAATATATGGTATGTCAAGTACTAGCCGACCACTAAATGTAGGAAATTCGTAAATAAATTGTTACAAACGACATTTTTACCACGGTCTCGCCATTACTTCAACCTGCGACGACGTAAATGTTTGCACATAATCCGCTAACATTGCTGTCGCATCCACCGCATCGTCCCATTTATTCTTTCCCATCATCGTGTAACTGCATAGGAATCCCATATATTTCCGATACTCTTTATCGTTTTTACTTACCGAATCGTCCTTGAATAGGAAATGCTCCTTCACATAAGGACTTGCCATAATTATTTTTGTCTCTTTATTTTGCGTTGTGTACTTAGTGGTGATTTTAGTCCTTCCACCACGCTTTTTCACGCTCTCCTGCACACCCTGCGCGACACGCCCACCGGCAGAATTGCTCTCAAATCGCGCCATCTGCACCTTATGCTTCAGACACTTTTCCACCAAACGCGGTTCCACAATTTCCGGGTTACTGTTATCACACACCACATCCTCGATGTAATAATCCTGCCCGTACTGGTACGCAATCGGCATCACGCAGTAATCAGTACCCCTGTCCTTCGTATCGCATACCGCCAGTATCGCGTCAGGTTCACGATCCGGGAGTTCAAAATATCTGCGGAGTTCATTTGCAGCGTATAGCAGGCCTTCACGTTCAATCGGTTGATTCATGTACAGCGCTCTCCACGACACGTCATCCATGATCTCACGCTGCTCACGGTAAAACTGTGTAGTAAATCCAACCCCATACTTATAGTCAAAGTTGCTTTCGTCGTTTTCATTCAGTGCGGGAATCGCCAGGAAGACCGCTCTCGGATCGTCCTCATACTGCCGTTCCAGACGGGCTACCGGATCTGACGTTGACCAGTGCGTCGCAATGTGCAGTTCCTTGCAGTGATCGCCCATTTTCCTCTGCCGCAAGTCCGTCGTGTACGTCTCCCATAACTTATCCATCCGTTCACGGGATAAACTTATTTCTAAACCGGAAACGAGGTCGTCACAATAAAGTAACCGCGCCGCACGATACAAACCGGCATTCCCCGTTCCGATAGATGTAAACTGTAATGTCTCAAATCTTTTCCGTTTCCCAAGATCAATACGGCAGTCCTTTGCGTTCGTATTGGACACTTGCACCGTCGGAAACACGTCCCGCCACAAATATTCACCGTTTTTATCAAATATTCTCAAGCATTCATCATAAACGCCGCGCACGAATGCATTGCTGTGCGATCCGGTCAGTATCGGTTCGTCAGGATATTTCCCCGCCAGCCACGTCAGATAAAAAATCGCCGTTCCGCTCTTCCCCGTTCCGGGCGGCATACTGATCCCGACAATGTCATACTTTCCGTCATCGAGTCCTTGCAACAGTTTGACAACACGCAACAGTTTTTCTCGGCGTGGAAGGTAGAACTGCTTCTTCGGGTCCCTGTTCAGTTCGATGTACAAGCAGTAAGCATCAAAGTCCACCTTCGCGTCGATGTACAGCGACCGCCGATACGCTCTGTTCAGTACACCCGCAATATCCAGGTCCGCACTGGTCAGTCCCCTCATCGTCGTGATGATGTGATCACGAAACAACCGGTTCGCAGCGTGAAACTCCGGTCTGTCATGCTCAATCTCATCCTGGATATATGTCAGCATACCGTCATACAGTTTCGCCTCGCGCGGATGCCATTCGATGTAGTCCAGCAGTTTCCGTTCGTTCGGGTTAAGCATCACGATGTTCTCTATGCCGTTCATCCTATTACCTCCAGCCGTTTGCTGTTATCTGCCCCATAAACCGCAAAACGCCCCCTATGATGTCTCCACCATAAGGGGCTGATATAAATATTTTTTGCTCTATTTAGTTAAGATTAATATGGCACTATATATACACGATCATATGCGTATGCAATTATACCCAACTTAAAATCTTATCACTTTCTGTTGTAGCAATTTCATCGATTTTATCATAATCACAAGACATATTATAAATCTTCTCCTCCAAGCCATGAAGATAACCATGTTCTAAGTTTTTCGAATTCCGCTCTTTTTTCAAACGGCATCCTGTCCAGTTCATCATTCATCTTAATGATTGGGCACCAAACCGGTCTTGAGTCAACATTTACATAAATAGTAGAAATATCCATTTGCGAATTGACCGAAGAAGCAGCCTCCATGCGGCAATACGGTGACCCAGTAATTGCCACGCTACAGCTTCGACATTTCCCACATTTTTCAGGAACTTTTAATTTCTTTAACTGTGGCTCAAGGGTATATGGAATCGTTGGCTGTTCATTGAGTATCCTTGCTAAATCTTCAGCTCTTATCGTTGCAATTCCGCAAACATTTTCCATATATTCCGGTTTAACACGAATAGCATCAGCATCAATCAATCTCATCCACTTCACCGACCTTCCTTATTGTCGCCTTTAAGCCACTTTCTCCACTCTATTGGTTTTCCACATCCACGGCAGTAATTATCTTCACGAATTAACTGAACACCGCACAAATCACAACAGCAATCCGTGATATAAGTCATTTCACATGACGGTTCTGGATGCACTATCTGCTGTTGTTCTTGCAAAAGTTTCAGCGAATCATACAAAACCGAAGTAATCCGGTCCAATTCTTTAATCGTCTTTTCTCTGTCTGGCATATAATCACCGCCTTTGTGAACGTTTCATAATCTCTTCACGGAAATACGGACATTCCGTAATAAAAACAGCATCGCATTTTCCCCAATCACCATCGTGCTTGTCATGCCAATACGGACAATTATCACAATTTGATGTAATCTTCCCGTTATCACAAGTTGCCATCTGTTATTCATCCTTTCTGTGTTAAAGCGTCATTATGCTCATCATCCTGTACATTAAGTCTATATCCCATATATTTACCTCTCAGCGTGTGATATGTTTGCTTGGTTGACGCCGTCTCCAGGGCAGCCACCGCCTTTTTTGTTTTTCGCGGAATTTTCAGGAAGGAACTTTCGATTTTTTTGTTTTTTGCGGGATTTTTGAGATCAGTCTTGCAGGATAGGTTCGTGCTGACACTCCACACTGTTATCTCCGTACTTGTAATGGCCTCTATATGTATCTTCATTTGCAAGGATTGTCTGCACTGCCGAGTGAAGGAACTTGCCGCCTTTTTTTGTGCGGTAACCGCGGCGATTCAGTTCTTCAGCAATACCCATCAACGTGCCGCCGTTTCTGCGAAGTTCAAACACCAACCTGACTATTTCAGCCTCTTCAGGGACAACTACAAGATTCCCATCAACCGCACGATACCCAATCGGGGGTTTCCCACCGGCATATCCGCCCTCGTTCACCTTTGCCTTACGCCCCATTGCGGTACGGACCTGGATATTCTCACTCTCCATCTGATTGAACGACGACAGAATCCCAATCATCGCTCTGCCCCACGGCGTAGTGGTATCGAGTGTCTCGTTCAGACTGACCAGCGCGATGTCATTGCTCAAAAAGATATCCTCAATGATCGTCATCGTGTCACGCTGCTTCCTGGACAACCGGTCCAGTTTGTAAATAACCACAGCCTCAATCTCTTTGTTCTTAATCCCGTCAAACATCCGCATCAGTCCGGGGCGATTCATCGTGCGCCCACTCACTCCGGGATCACTAAACGTCCCGACATACTCCCACCCTTTCGATTCAATGCATGCCCTGCACATCCGATCCTGCTGCTCAATCGAGTATCCCTCATTCGCTTGCTCCGCAGTGGATACCCGTGTATATACACATGCCTTCTTCATAACGAACATCTCGCCGCGCCCCCAGTCTAATTAATAATAATCTGCTAATTTCCGAACCATTTCACTAACATTATACTGCCTTACAATTATTTGTCAAGCGGTTATCGTAAACAATTTACAGTTATTTTGAACCGTAGATGGCCTTTTTTGTGCTGAGTCTGGTCGGACGGGTCACAGGCGATTGGAACAGTGTATCAATATTCCCCGCGGGTACCCGATGATGACGCGCGCCCGGCAGGAAGCCGCCCGGCATCCCTGCTCCGCCCGGAGAACCGACGCGGCCCGGCGATGTGAACGACCGACGGCAAACAGGCAGCGAAGCCCACCCGACGCGACGCCCACCGGAGGAAACCGGCAGGAAGCAGCGCGGAGCGGGAACACGCAACCTCGCCGACCGCCGACGGAAAAGTTGCGGAAACAAAAAATTTATTATTTTTCAAGAAAAATTGTAAAAAGGTGTTGACGATTACGATAATAAGTGTATAATAGTAAATGTAAAAGGTACAACACAAAACACAAACGAAGGGAGAACAAAAAAATGAAGGTTCAAATCACCGTAGATTATGATGAAGAGTACAACGAAGCGACGGTTTCCATCAGACAAGGATTGTACGGCAACGTAGAGAACTTCCCCCTTGAAAGCATCTCCGAAGTATGGGAAGCGATCAAAGATTTTAAACAAGAGCTTGTCCAGTACTTAAAAGAAGCGGGAATGAAAGAAAACTAAACCGGGCGGACAACCGCCCCGTAATGCAGCCAAGGCCCGTTCCAAGCCGGGGAAAATGCAGAGGACGGAACAAAAACAAACAAACAATAAAAAGGGGGATTGAAAAATGATTTACAAAGCAAATTGTATGGAAGGATATTATCAGTATGACAGGTATGTACACGTTCATAAAAAACTTAACTCAATGCCATATGCACAAGCGGGAATCATCTATAAAGAAAACGGCACTCAATTAATCAGTTATGAAACAATCGTTTGTGAAATTATTGATAATTGGCTCCATTGTTACGGTACTTTCTCCAATACCACCCGGAAGCACATCGGCGCTTATATGAAAGAAATGACTAACGGAAAATTTAACTATTACACCGCTAAAAAATGCTTTGAAACAAACACCGAATTCAATATTAAAACAGGGGAAATAAGAGAAGCAAGCGCGGGAATGATTCAAACTATCGGATTAAGAAATAAACCGTATTAAAGGGGGGCTATATTATGGAAAAAATAACATTGTATATCGGACTTAATGACAAGGACACAAAAAAACAGAAAATCGACACACTGGAAGCAACAAAAATTATATCAAACCTTATAACAACACTTTGCGACGGCGGAACAATCTACAATGCAACGGGCATTTATAAGCATGATAACGGGGAAATTGTCATTGAAAACACTTTACGGATTGAATTGATTGATCCATCAAAAACAGCCCTTAAAGAACTTGTATCAACGGCAAAAACAATACTCAATCAAGAATCAATAATCATTCAAACGGAATCAATTAATACCATGATTGCATAACAAAGGGGGCGAAAACATGCGGATTTTTAATATCGAAAAAGACAACAAAAAATTTATGTTTATCAATGGAAGCAGAAACACACAACATGGGTTTGCGCATGATTGCACAATGTTTATTAATGACGTGGAAACACAAACAGCGCATTGCTATTATCTAAATCGTACATGGGAAATGTACACTTATCAAACGGCTTGCCTATCTGCTGTCCGGCAGGAAATCGAACGATACAAAAAAGAACAAATTGCAGATTTTAAAGAATTAAACGGTTATAAAAAAATGACGGCCACACGAACTACACAATTTGAAAAAGAATTCTCCATGCACCCATATTATAGGACCTTAAAAGCATGCTATGACGAATTAAAAAATAAATGCTTCTATTAATCGAAATGCCCTTTCAAGGGCATCTGTAAGGAATGGTCTCCTTGCACTGATGAGATAGACCAAAATAAAATTAAAAGGAGTGAAAAACAATGAAAAAGCATATCATTCGAGAAGTAGAACCAGTTTGCAGCACATTCAAAGATTTTTTAGACTACGATGGTTTAACAGAGAAAAGCGGTGAATGGAATAATACATTGTTCATTGTTTCCCGTGACTATGGTCGGCTGAATGGTTTCAATATTGACGAATACAAGCGGATCATGAAACAGGCAGAAAACATTCTTGACGGTTTCCAGGACGTGCAGACTGGTTTAACAGACTACAATGGCAGTAAGTACACTTATAAAAGCATCATGCAGGAAAACGGCATAGAATACAGCCCAACAAAGTGTAGCAAGCTAAAAAAATGGGCTGAAAGCGCAGAATATGAAAGCATTGAAAGCATTGCGAAATACTTGCAGATCATAACCGGCGAATACTGGAAAGTAACCAGCGCCCACGGGTACAGTCAAAAAGATTTTTGCGAAGTGCTATGTTCTGCCGAACGTTACACGAATGCCCGCAAGTATGGAGAAATATGGTTAGGCGCTGCAAAAGAATTCTGTGTAATTGATTTGGACAAAAACGGAGAAGAAATTGATTCTTGCTATGGATACATCGTTGCAGATTGCGAAGCATGGAAAGATGAACAGTATAAAAGAATCGTTTCCGAATGGGCTGGAATTGATCCCAATGACGCAGAATTACAAATGATTGACGGGTACACAGTGCAAACGGTTTACAAATACCGCACAGCATGACAAGCACAAACGGTTCTGATTTTGTAACACTGCCCATGGCGCGAACATAGACAGGATACAGAACCAGGGCAAAGGAAAATGTTCTGAATGAAGGGAGAGAAAAGCCTATGAGATACCGCACACCAGGCGGCCAGGTATGGACGCTGTACAAGGATATGGCAGCACAAAGTCATTTACTTATAGCAGGGGCGACAGGATCCGGGAAAAGTGTGCTCATTAACGGATTAATTTATACCGTGATCCATGACAGCCCAGCCGCCGCACAGTTGATATTGATCGACCCAAAGCGCACGGAATTATTTACTTGGCAGGACCTGCCGCACGTTATCCGCTACGCCTATACCGGCCCAGAAATGGTCCGTGCCCTAGAAGCAACGATCGACCTAATGGAGCGACGGCTCCAGTACATGCAGAGCGCACGCCTCCGCACCTATGACGGAAGTCACGTTTATGTGATCATCGATGAACTTGCGGACCTGCTGCTGACACTGAAAAAGCAGGCAAAGCCACTACTGCAAAGAATCCTCCAGCTAGGCCGCGCCGCCCGCATTCATGTAATAGCAGCGTCTCAATGCGTAAACGCCACGGTGATCAGTACAGAACTAAAAGTAAACATGCCAGCGATTGTAGGCTTGAAAACAGCAACCCGCGCGCACTCCAGGTTAATAGTGGATATCCCTGGTTGCGAACAGTTCCCGGATCCCGTCAGAGAGAAAAAAGCCTATGCATACTATCGCCGCGGCGCTCTGTGTGAACTGTACAGCCTGCCAATGATCCCGGACGCCGATATTGATCGCCTATGCCGGTACTGGACAAGCCGCGAATGTATCGCGTGAACGTTCTGATTTTCTGATTGACAGGATGCTGATTCCCTGATTATAATGAGATTAACAGAGGAGGAATAAACCATGAAGTACTACCATATCAAACCGGAACACCTTACCGAATGGGGAGACCATACCGACGAGAACACCGTCATCGACGATACCGAGTTGGAGCGGCTCTCTACCGAATGGGGGATTCCTGCGGCGGATCTTCTGGAAGATCTGGAAGAATATAACCCGACATATAAGGAGGAGAAAACCATGGAAAAGCGCTTTCTGATTGACGATCATGAAATCATTCTGTCCGAAATAACATTCCGCTTTGCCGACGAGTCGAACTATCAAACCGGGATCCTGTTGCATGATGGCACCGACGTAAACAGCGACGGCGACACAATCTTTGGAAACGCCTGGATCCTGGACATGATCAACGATACCGACGACGTGCGGAACCTGCTTTCTTCCACAGGCGGAACAACCTATTTCACCCGGAACGACGATGGAACCTATCACATCGAAGCATAAGAGGAAGAAGTAACCGCGCTACACCACACCGCCCACCAGGGGCGGTTTTTTTATGCCATTCTGTTGCCGTCCTGCGGTGTCGTTTTCTGCTGTTTGCACGTATTGCCGTCAAATTTGCTTTCTGCTGGCTTTTTGTTCTTGTATAGTACTTTGTACTACTCCGCCATCAAACCAACAACAGCGGCCAAATTTGCCCGGTTTCTGTGCATTTTGCGCATTATAGGCAACGTAGCGCCGTTCCTGATTGTACTGTGCCGCTCCGGAGATCTCTTTTTCGGCGGAAGATCCCATCCTGGCGTGCCGTCGTTCCTGTTTCCCCGTCCTGCCACCAACAAAAAAGAGCGGCCCTGCCACGAGAAACCGCCCCTGTTTTCTGTTGTACAGCCAACCCGTTTTATATCAATACTTAAATGCCCGGGTGCGTAAAATATATATATAAGCAATGGCTGTATCAACTGTCCTATTCTTCTGTTTTTTCTTCTGGATCCGGCAGTGACTGTACCACATTATTCACATCCTGGATCTCGCCCTGCTGATATGGTGTGTTCGGAGTGATCACCACGTCGGCAACATCCTTATACTGAAACATATTCTTCCCAAGGAAGATCCCGCTGCCAGGATTAACCTTCCCGTTCATCATGTAATCAACCCAAAGTTCCTCTAACACATCGATAGCTTTTTTTATCACGGGGAGGTGTGTTTCTGTTCTATAATCCCCAGATTTCCAGTTATTCACGGTTTTTCTGTCGACTCCGAGCCAGTTAGCCATACCTATCATGTTAGGTTTTCTGTCGTTATCGATACAGTATTGGAAGTACTGTTGGATTCTGTTCTGGACCTGAACGGGGTCTGAAATATTGATTGGTTGGAGATCCCAAGATGCCATAGCATAGCGGAGGTATCTGGAATTATCACCTGGAAGTGTGTTTTCCTCGCCAAATTTCTGGAGATCGGGGCGGTTACGATGCTGTTTAGTTTTGATAACGTCGGCAACGGTGTCGGTAATCTGCTGTTGTTTTTTTGTCGGCACTGTGATCAGCTCCCTTGTTCAAAGTAAACGTCCACGCTGCTGACTTTAGCGGCACGGAGAAAGTTAGCGAGACGGTCTTCTGGCGGCGCGGTTCTGATATTGGTGACACGTTCTATTGTCTCACGGAATATCCGTTCCGCGTCCTTCGCTTCATTTGCCACTCTGATTGCCTCATGCCGGAGATCCCGTTCCTGTTCCAGTTCTGCTTGCAGGCGGTCCATTTCCTGCTGCATTTTCTGGAGTTTATCTCGGAGAACCACCACGTCGTGTTTAGCCCCTTCATAGCTTGACCGTTCAAGTTCATCCATCCAGTTCACGTCCTTTCCTTCCTGATATAGTTTCATCATTCTATCATCCTGCTGTTGTCTGTTCTGTGCTGCTTTCTGATTCATGTACTGGTTGACAGGCAGATCCAGTATATTTCCTGCTGCTGTCACGTTCTGCTGATCGGAGGCGTCCTGTTGCTGTTCATCCACCGCCGAGACAATATCCTTTCCGTTTTCTGTCGGCGTGATCGTGTCGGCATGTCCCGTGGCAGACCCTTCTGTTTCTGGTTCCTTCCGGTTCTGCTCTGGCATATCATCCTGCTGCACCTTGCCCAATATATCCTCCTGCTGTCCTTCTGGTTTCACACCACCGTGTTCTGATAGCCACTGTGTCAGTTTGTCACTCACCTGTATAGTCATATCCCACTTACTCATCCGCCACACCTCGTTCTATTGCCCACTGATGCCAGGCTTTTTTGATCACCGACCACACATAGTCCGCTGACAGTCCTTTCTGCGCTGCATATCCCGAGACTAATTCCGCGATACTGATTGCCCGGTCCGAATGTATCGTCCTGATGATGCTCTGTTCGTCCTGGGTTAGTGCTGTCCAGACCGTATTACACGCTATCCATGCCAGATAAGATGCTTTTGACATTTCATTGACCGGGATATCTGGGCGCTTAATGTAGAAGCACCACGCATGCCGTGCCAGTGGTTCCGCAAAGTTGCTGGTTTGTTTGTATAACTGTTTGATACTATCACCTCCAATACTCATTATTTTAGTTACGACGTTGTGTCCTGGTTTGCAATGTACGTCTTGAATGTTGATGGCGGCATAATGTCTTGAGTTACTCTGACTGTTGGGATGCTGTCCGGTTCCAGGATGATTGACACTGTCACGGTCTTTCTGTGTTCAATTGGCGGCATCAATTCATCTGCCTGCCAGATAATATCCTGTGCTGCCTGCTGGAGCAGTTTGATATATCCTTCCCTGGTCACGGCGTCACCTCCATCACGTCACCCTTTGCCGACATTTTCTGCTGTTTGTAAACGTCCTCATCGTAGATGAGTTTTCCTGCATGGCCAACTATCACACTACTGTCACACCACATTTTCAGTCCGAGTTGACCGGCCCGGTAACAAAACGCCAAGTCTTCACCGAGCTGCTGCAATGGATCAAACGGTGGTCCGAATCTTTCCCATACGGTTTTTAACATTTCAGTCTTAGTCAACACGGCACCGAAGCCGCTGCCTGCACATTCAAACAGTTTTCCTTCCGGATAGTCACGGTATGCTTCTGCTTTGGCCACTACCGGCTTTCCTGGTTCGTTCTGATAAGTGATAGCTTTGTACACCACCGGAGACGTCGGGAACTTTCTCTTGAAATACAGTCCGCACACATAGTCCAGGTTGTTCTTATCCATATCCGCCGAGAGACGTTCCAGCAGGTCCGGTTCAAACACCATGTCCGAGTCAAGCCACAACACCCGGTCATACCCCTTGTTGATCGCCGTCGCCACAAAACTGTTCCTGCTGTCATAGATCAGGCTGCCGACATTTACGGCATAGAACGTATCTTCTGTTTTCTTCAGGTTGATCATCGACGACATAAACTCCACCGGCACGGTGTCCATACAGGGTATCGCGATCAGGGTTTTCATATGGTAGTTACACTCCTTTCCTGATTATTATCTCCGTCAACGTACTGTTTAAAGAATAATGGGATAAAATCTTTTACCTTCATGTCTTGTTTTTTAGGGTCTTTTATCTTTGTTTCGTTGAATTTTGCAGAATAATAATAGATTTTTTTGATAATGCATTCTGTAAGCCAGACATCTTCATCAGTATTAATAACGTTATGTTCCACCAATAATCCAATTGTTTTCTTCCCTTGTTTTGCAGTGTCAAATGTAATTCTTTTAAGGAATGTTTCCTGCCCTTTAGTTATATCTACTCCAATACATTTAACCTCAATAAATAGATATGCTTTATCGTGGTACTCATACACGGCGTCAATATCTGTCGGTGTTATGTTTGTTCCTGGTATATCGCATCCATCGAACCGGATAAGTTGACGTCCCCTTTTCAGGTTTTTATATACACCACGATTCTCGCTCACTCGGTATAGGCAACCCAGCACAGTGTTTTAAACACATCGCAAAATTTCGCCGGGTTGTCGCCTATATAGATAAATGCTTGTCCTTGAAGCGGCGTATTCATTTCCTGTGTTGTAGATTCATATCTTATCCTGCCCGTTGGAAATGCTACAGCGCTCGCCACATCAATCATCGCTTTAAACCATTTTGTTTCTGTTGCGTTGTTTACCAGGATGATCCCTTGCTTTATGTTCCCATTTTTACGTTCCAGTACTACCTTATCTGCGAACTTTTTAATGAGTGTTGCTGAATATGGCGGATTCAACCATACATTGCCTATCCAGTCTTTGCTTAAACCATTCGATTTAGCTGTATAAAATATTTTTGCCTTTACTGTTTTATTGGCGTGTTCGCAGCTTGCCGGGTCCACATCGATAGTATCGAGAACTTTACGTGCCATTTCGATATATTTTTTCGGCGTGTACCATTCATCGTTTCCTGAGTTATTAGTTACATGCGGCTTATGTTCATTGATATTCTTATACGCTTGGTTGATGCTCATCTCCCCGGTGCTTAATTTCTCTTTTACTTCCGGGGTTGCCATTGCCTCTATCTTCTCGACTTTTGCGATGGTATCATGGGAAACTCCTGCGGCCTTTGCAAGCTCATCCCTTGTTTCACCCCCCGCAGATTTCTGCGTAGGGTCAACCCGCCCAGCAAGCATCCGTTTTTCTGCCTGTGCTGAAATAACAGGCTTCAACCGCAACGCTAACCTTGCCCGATCATACGCCGACAGATTACGCCGCCCGAATTGGTTTTGTATGATCCAGACGATAGCGGCATCCCTGTCCGGCAAGTCTTGCTGTCTTGTCTTAAATTGCAGTCCATGCTTTTTACAAATTTCATACCGATTATGCCCATCGATCAGAATATTACCCCACAGGACTAAAGCATCTTGACACCCTTCATCAATTATTTTCTGCTCTAATATGCTACGGTCCTCTTCAAGAAGCGGCGGTATGAGTGATTTAAACTCTTTGTCGATGACAATTTCGCTCATTTCTTTCCCTCCGCCATTTTCTGTTTCAGCCATTTCTTAAGGTCTTCAAACGGTACGATGTAGCTTTTGCCAACCTTTACGGACGGAAACGACGGGTCCCTTACCAACTGATACGCTTTTGTTCGCCCTACATGCAGATACTTTGCAATTTCAGGCACCGTCAGATTTTCGCTCATGTCAGTCATAACATACCCCCTTGTTGTTCTGAATGTTCATCCTGTCGGCAATAAAAAAGCACAGTATTGCCCTTCCCATCGTCCGGAAGATTCGCAATACTGCGCAGACAAGATGTTGTGTGTGGTGCTGTTGACTACCACTACGTGTTACATTCTAATGTATTTTATGGTGCTATTCAATACCGTTTAGATATGGTAATTATTCACTAAATTATCGTGTACTGTTTGTTGGTTTTTTCTGTGTGCATCTCTTTGCGCTGACAAAAGCCCTGGCAAGGTCATCCAGTATCTGATGGACATATCGTGACCTAAATGCATCATTGTCATCGGACAGCAGACACAGTTTCAGGTGGAGCAGTTCGTGTACCAAGATCTCTTCGTAATCAAACGGCACAATACGGTTATGGTAATATTTCGGCGCGATGATTTGGATGTACGCCGTCTTGGTGCTCTCGGCATATGCGGTGCATCCTTCCGCATCATCGATAGACATATCATCCGGTGCCACGTCACGCTCCAACTGTATCACCCAGTCGGTTAGTCCAAGCCTTTTCGTCCACTCGGTCAGCAATTTGTCGGTCATATCATCTTCCATACGTTCTGTTTATTGATCTGTTCAGTAGGTATATATATTGTCTTCCTGGTACAGTGTGGTACAGTGCTGGTACAGCTTCTGGTACAGTGCTAACCATTGAAATTACTGCATTGGTACAGTTGGTACAGTGTTTCGTGAATATGTTTACGCGCGCGAACACGCTTCACTAAATATCTCACAAATGTCAGTTAAAATGTGTTTTGTGTTTTTATAATATCTCTCTCTCATTTTTGACTGTACCAACTGTACCAATCCTTATTTTTCAAGGCTTCCCACTGTACCAATGACTGGAGCAGACCCGTAGCAACTGTACCAAATTCGCGTTTTTTGATGTGCATTTCGTTGCTTTTTGCACATCAGAACGGCAATTCTTCCTGCTCGGACGTCACCGAGTTAATGTCCTGCTCTTCTCCTGGCATGTACACAGCGACACAGACCGGCCTCATATCGCCGACAGTCTTCTGAATCGTGTTGTTATCGTACCGTTTGGTCTTCAGCAGCTTGTTCCGCTTTGCCCAGGACAAGAACGCACCCGCTGAAAAATTCCCGTCTGCCAGCGCTTTGTCGAACACACCCTTGATGATGTACACGATGTCCCGCCCGTTTTCATCCTCGTATACGCCCCACGGTTCACCGCGGTTGTCATCGATCGACTTGCTGAATCTGGACTGGTTGCTGGCGATCCACCCGGTCAGGTATTGATAGCAGCGCTGGTTCATGTCGGCCTGTTCCGTAGTGATCAGGTATGGCCGCAGGTCGTTCACGGTCAGGGACTTCCCGTCGTGAAAAAGCACTTCGTCTGCGAGACGGTCCGCCGCCAATATCAGCGACGCTGACAGCACCTGCTTGTCCTGAATAGCACCGGCAAGCTTGCCGTAAAATTCCTCCTGCCATTCTCGAACTTTCTGCATGGTATCCTTGTCTTTCAGCGCTGTAATGATTTTGGGACCGGCGAAACCGTAATTCAGTTTCAGGACGTTTGCGGCCTTCCTGGGATCCTCAAAAAACGGTACGTCGCCGTAATTGACCTCAATGACCCGTGCGGCAGCTCCTCCTCCGCTGTTCGCCTGGATCATCGGCATTTCTCCTGTTGTCAGAAACACCGTTGCCCAACGCGATGCTGTCTGAAGACCGCCTTCCTTTGTACCTCGTCCCTTGCTGACACCTTCACACAGGCTGTATATCAGATCGTCGAAGATCCGCCTGTCGGAGATCACCTGAAGTTCGTCCAGAAACACCGGCAGGTTCCCGCAGAATGATGCCAGTTTCTCCTGACTGACCTTCGTTCCGCTGAAACTCTTGATGTATCCGCCGATCTCCGGATTCCCCCACACAGACGCACCCAGGAGCAGCGCCACGGTTTTTCCTGACCCGCTGGCACCCCAGAAGTGCACAAAGAACGACAGTGCACCCAGCTTGTGTATCAGCGGAGCAGCCAGCGATGCCGCCAGTACGATCCGTGCCGGTACGCTCTTTCCGTGTCGGACCTGTGACGCCATAGTCAGCCAGACGTTTTCGTCACCGTGCGGAGTAAAGTTTTTGTACAATCGCAGGTACTCTTCGGAATCGCCTGCAAACATGACTTTATCCGTATAAGGCGCGAATTCTCCGTTCGGAAGCCAGCCCATATGGCGGCAGGACTTCTGCGTGATCAGTTCGGCATAATTGAGGTCCTCTATCCTGGCGAGGAATTTCACCAGTTCCTTGGCGTTTTCTGTTGTGACGCCGACGCCCTTCCCGGACAGCGCCACGATTTTCTGTGCGGAACTAATCGTTTCCTTCGGGAACGTCAGCGTCTTCCATTCCGCGTCACTGCCCATTTCAGACCGGCAGAACTGGATCTGTATCTGCTGTTCCCCGGTTTCCACGTCCTCAATACGGCTAACCGGAAGGATCGGGTGACTGATCACCTGGATCTCCTCGCCCATCCTGCCGTAAATTTTTACGCCATCAAACGCGCAGGAATACTCACCGCACTGCAATGCTTTCGGCTGGCCCGGAAAATCGGTCATATTAGCGCCCAGAATCTGGTTTTTGGGCATCATGGACTCCTGATAGGCCTTCCACAACTGCTTAAATTCAAGCTCTTTAATGCCCAAAGACGACGCCTGTTTAATGGTCAGCCGCAGCGACAGAGCAAACCCGAATTTGTTCTTTTCGCGCTGCTGATAAAGCCACGCGTAGGGCGCTTCGCCGAAAAAGTCTTCCGCTGTCCATGGCGGAAGGACCGGTTTCGCTGTCTGGATGGTTGTTGTCATAATATGCTCCGTTACGGTTTAATTTGCTGGTAACTTTCCGGTAACTTGCTGATGACTATTTCACTACCCATGGTCTGTTCCGCCATTCCTTGACTTCAGGATACCCATACCATTCCCATGTAGGAACTCCTGCATAGTGCTTAATCACCACATGGTTTGTCGGCCTGGTGACCCACTCGTACCTGGTCGCGTTATAATCGCTCGGCAGTTCCAGAATATGACCGGCACACAGTTTGTTATGCGTATCCTGTTCACAATACTGCACAGTGACGTTATTCATCCACCAGATCAGTTCGTCGGTCTTGCAACGACCGTTAGTACCAACATCGCGCAGTTCCTTTAGATTGAGCATCGTCACGCCGAAATTGGTATAAATCGGTGGGTGTATTTCTGACAGCCTGACTTCTCTCGCACCAGCCATATAGTACCCGGTCAGATCGTAGTCCCACAGCGGCGAGATATCCTCATAGATAATCGTATCGGCATCCAGGGACAGCACCTGGTCTTCCTGGATGATTTTAGCCAGCGCACCACGCATTAGTACCATATAACTCCACGCACAGTGATAATTCGGGCCGTCATGCTTGAAATACTTCTGACCGCTGACATTGATTACTTTCACGCATTCTGGCACTTCAAACGGTAGATGGTCATCCTCGGCGAGTACATACACCGTGTCGATGTGTGTATTAGCAAGCAGGCTTTTCAGTGATGGAATAAGATATTGGTAGTAGTTAGAAGTAAGACAATATACTACACATTTACGCATCGTTTGCCCTCCTATTCCACACCTCGATTGCTTCATACATATCATGATAATGTCCGCTCTCAGCACCACATCCGCCGAAATCCCAGTCGCACAGCACAGCATAACTGTCTCGCCAGCCGTCATGCCCTTTGCGCACTATGACTCGCGGGGACGTACTTTCGCCGCAAAACGGGCACGGTTTTAATTTGGTATCATTCATTGGCTGCACTCCTGTTCCATATGTGGATTAAATCGTCCGCTTTAGCAAGAATTGCTTCATCTGCCAGTTTTCCATTGAATACCGTTGTCCATGATTTCATGCTTATTCCGCATTTTTTGCAGCGTAATGTCACTTCATAGTTCATGTGATCGACGTGCCTGCGTTTTAATAAGTTCTCATTCGCCTGAAAAACTATTTCAGGATATCCTCCGCAAAACGGACACGGTTTCAATCCAATATCACTCATAGTGCATTAACTCCCATAGCACTCCGCCGCAGAACGCTGAGACCAATCCAAACACAATCATGAAGATAAATAAAATAAATTCTACTATAGTAAATGTAATCACAGCATGCTCACCTGTCCTTCAATTTCCGGTTCTATATAGTTTCCTCTATAATGCTTTATTTTGTGTGCCGTCTCGCTTCATTTTTCACCTCACGCTGTCAGCGCCGTGTACCACACTACCGCCAACAGTCCGATCACTGCCAGCAGTGCAAGAATAAACATGTATTTCTCAAAGCGGTCTTCAGAATTGTCTTGCCTCATTTTCCCAACCTCAAAAAGTTTAAGATTTCCGTAACATTTAGCACATCTCTATTTTTGCTATTTCCGCCGCGACAAACATGTTACGAATTTATTGCGTCTTCAAATGGCATCACATCTTCTTCCGGCCACCACTTCTTCAGCGCTTTTTCAAAGTAGCAATACAGCGCCAGATACAGTTCGGCTTCCAGCGGGTTGCCGTTGCCCTCCTCCGCCTTGTGCGACATCGGCCCCAGTTCTTTCGCCCGTTCCTTCCACCACTGGTCATCCCATTGCGGTGGCCAATTCTTTTCAAGGTAATCATACGCCGCTCTGAACGCCTTTTTATGCAGCGCTTTGAAGTCCGGTAATTCAGCCATATATCCTCCTTACAGGTCCTTTACCCATCGAACCTTCGTTTCAATTGAATACTTCAATTCCTCACCAAATAACGTCACCTGTGTAATGCTCCTGGGGCGTTTTTCACAGTCCCATGTTCCACCACCGGCATTATTGTCAGCGACCTTCCAGTTGCTTGCTTTCAAACTTGTGCCAGGTTCGCTTTGCAGTGTGTACGTTATGATCCGTTTGTATCCGAGTGCTTTTGCTGCTCTACATGCGGCCCCATACAACATAGAACAGGCATTCTCCGTTCCGTCGGTGCAGTTCCTCGTTACCTCCACCGTCATGCCGTCGTCGAGCAGTCTTGCTATCGGTCTTCCTACCATCACCACGCCGCATAGGCGCTCTCCGTCATAGCATGCAATGGAGTACTTATGCCCGGTCGGCGGTTTATTGTGACGGTGATACTGAGCGACGAACGCACACGCTGTTTTCAGGTCACACGGTCTGATTTCAAGCATAGTCACTTTTCTGGTGAAACAGTTCGTCCAGTCTCTGGATCTCTGCCAGCGCCTTTCTGATTCCACGCTCCACAGCGTCGTTTTCCCCGCCCAGCACGATGTAGGCCCGTTCGTTAGACACCACATACTTCAACGCTTTCCATTCCGATGTACAAACTTCAAGCCACGGGATCGCGTCGGATATCGCATTGGTTACCCATGCCGGCCTAGCCCCGTCTGCCTGAAACTCATTGATATTCATTCCAGGTATCAGGATCTGCCTGAGTCGCAGCGCCGTCTCGTGTCGTTTATTTTCTACTTGAGTGATAACAACACCCCCATGTAATTCACATTCTGCGGGTAAGGATTTGCACCTTACAGTGAATTCTATCGGACGTCAATTCTTCGACTAAGCGGGGAATTCTATCCGCTGAACGCCCCTCGCCGTGCGTCTACCTATTCCGCCACCGCAGACCATTTACTTCGCTTTCCAACACATAAGTCTCAGCATCTCCCGGTCCTCCCGGAGTTCTGTCAGCGCGTTCAGCACCACTCCGAATCGCCAGTCCCATTCCTGCCCCGGCACTGTCGGCGCGAACCGTTCTACAACGCCTTCCGCCCAGTTCAGCAACTGGTCAGCATCCAGGAACGCCTCGTACTTTTCCATCTCGGCCATGTGCTTTTCAGCCTGTTCACGCAACCGCTTCTCTTTCGCGATTCTGATGGCCTCTGTCGCGTTTTTATCATGCGATTGATCAATGTTCAGTCCAAGATGAAACGCCGAATTCAGCCACTCTACGGCCTGTTTAAACGTGGTGTGCTGGACACTGCGTGTCAGGTTGATCACGTTCATGTTGGAACCGCATACGTAGCAGTGTGCCCACGGCCCGTCTTTCTGAAGGAACATATTCCGGTCTCTTCCGCGATGCACAGGACAGGCACAGCGTCCGCCAATGTCAGGATCCAATCCAAGCAACACACCCACGTCATACGCCGAGACTTTTGAGCAAACTATGTCAGCGAGATCACCGTACATTCCGTTATTTCCTCTGCGATCTGGTCTGGATTGCCGATAACGATATAGTTTTTCCCTTCAGCGATCACGATCGTTGTCTCAAACTCTTCGCCCGTGTTATCAAACTGTATTGGTCCTTCGTCCAGCGCTTCGATCTTGTCCACGTTGATCCATATATCGCTTTCGTGTAATCGATAAAATTTAGCCAGTCTCATTAGGCCCCTCCATATCATTTGGTCAGTAATTCAACAATTCGTTTTCCTGTGCTGTTTTTGTGACAGAATTCCCATTGTATTCCATAATTTTCAGTCATGGTCCGCATGATTCCGTACAGTCTCTTGGAGGATATAGGCGGCGCTTTCCCCATGGGCCTCAGCCCTCGCTCCACAGCCCAATTCCATTGCACCACTCGCGGGTTCTGCCAGTCTTTCACGTCCTCCAGGCAACTGACCGAAGAGTCTTCCACCAGCACGATCAGTCGGATCCCGGAATCTTTCGCCCGTACACATTCACGGCGGAATCGGTCGTGGTCGGTAATCAGATTGCAGTAGACCTCTGACAGGTCCTGTTTAGTGTCAACCGATATCGGAACGCCTTCCACCGCGTAATCGCCCACGTCGAGCTTGTGCCGCACCGTTTCGATCCCGTTCCGCTCGAAGTACCGCTCGATGTTCTTGTGCTTTCCGGCCTGCTGCCGGGTGTCACAGATGATCACCATCAGAACGGCAGGTCCGGGAGTTCAACCGGATCAGGCTTTTCCGCCGGAGCGGATCCCGACGCAGCGTCCTTGTTACTGCCCACCAGCTCTACCGTATCCGCAATCACATCGATGACCGCTACGATCTCTTCCAGTTTGTTCTTGTAACCGTGTGCTGACGGTCTCCCTTCGATCAGTACGGTACGGCCCTTTTTGACATAATCCCGGCAAAATTCAGCGGTTTTCCCGAACACGGTCACGTTGCGCCAGTCCGTGGTGGTTTCTCCCTTGACCTTGTGATTTACTGCCACTGAAAACTTTGCCATTCCACGCCCATCTTTTTCAGTGAATTCACAGTCGCGTCCAATGTTCCCAGAAAAAATGATTTTATCCATTCTGTTCCTCCGTCTTCGTTTCGGTCTGTTCGGTCTGTGCCTTCCCAACCTTCGCCGCACAGTCACTGCAAAGACACTTTGAATACTTCTGCCTGGTGTACGCCGCCAGCTGTTCCGCCGTCATCTTTCCATATGCACTCAGGATCTGTCCGCACTCTTCGCAGGTGTAGGTGGCCACCGTCACCCTGGGCAGCTCCGGTTTAATCCGGACGGCATCGACGACTTCGCCGAACGCCCGTACCGGCTGCACCCTCATGATGATCTTTTTCCCAGCCCACTCCTCAATAAACGGTGTCTTGTACAATTTGGTGACCGCCTTGCAGTTCGTGCTGTTCATGATCAGCGGTTTCAGATCCTTTTCGGTAAAGTGCGCTACGGTGCAGTCCTCTTTCTTCCCATCAGCACCGATAACGCTTTCCTGGCGAACGTAGGCAATCGTGCCGATCTTTTCCTCTCCGGGTTCAAATGCGTAGGATCCAAGGTAATCAGGATTCGTAAGTTTCTTCCAGTGTGTAGGCATACATTAGCCTCCCTTCAAATAACAATTTCACGTTGTCTTGGCTCGGCATTCTCTTTTGTGTTTCGCAATGGTCCTTTCCAATAGGGTTGAATGAATAGTTGCTTCCCGTTTTTATACTTTCTCCAGTGACCAATCACATACCAAACAAATGTGTGTCTTTCATTTTTGTTTATTCTTTGGTGTAATGCTTTGTCAAAATCATTTGCATTAACAATATGTCTTTTGATGTACTTGATTGGTTTTTTCTTGTTAGCTTTTTTGGATTTGCCAGTATTGTCCAAATCATAAACTGGTTCGTTTTTGACGTTTTTGAATACATCTTTTATCGTTGGGTGTAATAACGCTATTTGGATTCCATACCATGTGGCTAAAACGTTTAGTATGTCTTCGCACAAGTCTTCATCTTTGCTAAACTGTTGCATTATTGATAGAAATTTTTCTGTACAATCATTTCCTTTTTTGTCGTATGCATATCCAGAGATTTCATGGCTGATATAAATTTGATCTGATCCTTTTTTTACACAAATTGGCACAATAATCCCTGCTTTTTTGGGCCAGCCAATATTGCTTGGCACACAATAATTTACATATCCTACCCAAATATATTCATCATTCTTTGACTCATTGATAACCCGTTTGTATTGTTCATGTACACACACAATGCACCCGTCAGTTAAACTATTTATTGATGATGATATTTGCAAAATTTCTATTGGTATTGTTCCGGCAAAAAAGATGTCTGATGGTATTTGGGGTTCGTTTTGCCCAGGTTTCATCCACAGTTGTCTTACTTTTGCTTCGCATCCTTTACCAAGAGAAATAATATCTGTTGGTTTTGTCTCTACACCAATTTTCTTCAATCTTATAAAGTAATCAGATTTTTCATCGAAATGCATTTGTTTATACATTGCTTTTATCCTTTTTACTTTTTGATGATTGTCCTATTAACATCTACAATTGCTTTAGTTGCTTCGGTAATAGCATCTGTCGTTTTGTCAAACCCTTCTATTAAATGATCATTAGCAAAATCAATTGATTCTGAAAAATTATCAATAGATTGTGAAACGTTACCAATGACTTCCGCAATGTTCCAGAGGAAATCTAAATAATCTACTTTTATTTCTCCGAATGAAAGTCTTAATCCGTTATCCAAATAGTCATCAATTAATTCAATCAGTTTCGATTCAAGTTCTTCACTCATGTCATTTATCTCCTTTCATGTATTTAATCGCTGTCACAATGAGTGCTATAACCGAAAAGATAATCACGCCAATCAGTACATACACTTGCCATTCTTTCCATTCCGTGTGGTGCATTGACATCCACTGCATCATCGGCACGGTGTCATTCCTCCTCGTCGGGGATCGCCGCCCATTCAGGCAGCACCAGTTCGTTGCGGCCATATCCAGGCCATTCGTTTGTATCGATGCATTCTTTCAATCTGTCCATTAGATCAATCAGTTGCCAGGTGCCTCTGTCGATAAAACCGTCGCTGGCCTTAATCACATTTACGGCGTAGGGCGGAGTCTTCTCGACCGCCACGAAGAACCACTCCGCATCCGTCTTGTACCGTGCCTTGTGTCCTCTCAAGTAATGTGCGCATTGGACATCATAGCCGTAAGTCAGAGCATCTTTCATAAACTTCCCGGTGCTTGCATCCATGCATGTCTTCAGATCCAGCACCAGTCCCTTCCGCATCGCATCCATCCTGCACTTACACTCCAGTCCGGTTGCGCTGTCCTTCCAGAATACCGGCACTTCCTTCCGGGTTCGCTTCAGTAACTCGGAGACGTTCGAGTCGGATCTAACCGACTCATAGATCCCGCAGATCGTTTCGTAGTCATCTTCGCTGATGTACTCCATTCCATCCGTCTGCTCCAGGAACCGCTGATACGCTTCTTTGCCCTCTCTGGTTCTTCGATCAAATTGCGGCATAACGGTGTAGTGTGCGGTAAACTCTTTGGGTTGCAGTACGGCCATATGTACCGCTCTCCCAAATTTCAGCGCCGGGGTGTCCTGCCTGGGGTGCTCCAGTGCCCACTTGTAATGTGCCGGGCTTTTTCTCAATTCCCACAGCGTACTTTTGTTGATGCCAGGATGCTGCCGGTATTCCTGTTCAGTCATGAATTGCTCCTTATGAAGTCTTCCGGTTCGTAAATACTTGCTCCGCTGTAACTGATTCTCGCGCCAGGTGTATCTGACTCTCTGTCCTGCGCTGCCAGTTGCTCCATCAGCAGTCCTGCCTCATGCCAGTTGTCAACTGTAATTTCGATTTCGTCGCCGGTGTCCTCATTAGTTCTGATCACTTTCACTTTCATTTGTTCTTTCCTCTCACCCACTGAATCAGTAGCACTATCGCCACAAATACCACATAGACGATCACACATATCTCTTCAAACGTCATACTAACCTCCAATCCGGATGGTGCCTCACTGGACAGCCTTAATCCGGCTTTAATCACTCCGATGGCTTCATGGGTATGATCCACCCAATGATGAATCCTGCTACAAACAAGAGTACAAGTGCTATGTATTTTTGATCCATGTTTCTCTCCTTTAAGTCATAAGCAACACCCAAGTGGTTCACCAAGTTCCTCTGATTCTTTGCACCACTCTTCATAACTCAATGGTTTCGCGTTATCTCCACACTCATACCAAATATCGGCACAATAGGATTCATACCAAAACCTTTTGACAAGCTCGTCACATTCTGACCACTTCATTATTGTGTCCTTTTGGTAAGGACATTACTGTCCTTTGCAACCCCGTCTGCACAGAACCACTTCCACCCATGAAAGCGTCATTAGTTGCCTTTAAGTCATATGCTTTTTTCTCCAATAGCTTTTGACTTTCTCAACTATTGGCTTTATATCCTCGTGGAAATACCCGTCTGCTTTTTCAATAGCAAATATGATTTCAGAACAGGCGGAATCAATTTTTCCTTCATAAATAAACCGCAACGCATTATTGAGCATATCGCAAGATGGATACCTTCCAAATAAAGCATTTTTCTTCTTCGTGTTCATACTTCACCGACCTTCCTGCGAATCATCTACAATCGTGAACCTATCATCTTCTTCTATTTCGCAGATTCTCACATAAAACTCATATGCGAGTTTTTTATCGCTGATAATTTCTTCGCATTTTTCCTTGAGCATTCTACGCAAATCTTGAAGTTCAACCTTTAGTGTCATTTCCACTTCACATCCTGTCCGTCTTAGGTAATTCCGGCATGTACATCCACGCCTTTATTTCTCTGATATCTCGTCCACTATCAAGAATGATCCCATCGGCAACGCCATTAACGTAATCATCAGTCCAGATGTCTTTACCATCCGTCATGAGATACTGTCCGTCATCTCCCGGCATGCCGTGAATGATACCGTCATCATCTTCTGTGAGCATATGCCATTCCTGCTCTTTCAGCAGGGCAATGGCATCGCCTGCAATCCCACGTATGAAGATATCATTGTAAAACATTTGTTCGCCGTTGTAGTGCGTTATTTTATACAACCCTTTGATTACCTTCTCACTGTCCATTCACTTCACCAACCTTCAAAAGTCAATACGAATAATAGCAACAGGGACTTCCCACAAATCGTTCGCAAAATCATACAGATTTTTTCCCCGTCTTTCTTCCGTCCTGCCGTCATCATAAACAATAATCCATTTGTATATCTTGTATATCGTTGCACTCATTCACTTCACCGCCCATTCTTGTGATCTTTTGCCCACTTAATGGCTTCTCTACATGATTCGCAAAGACAAGCGGTTTCTCCAATGATTACTGCTTGGTACTTGTCTTTATCATATTCCGGTAATTCCCATTTTCCACATACAAGGCATCGTCTCATCCGAATATGAATTTGGCGTTTTATTTTGATTGTTTCTATTTCCGGCATATCTATTTCCCGATCAATCATCTTTTGCCTCCTACTCACATCTAATCCCGCTGTAATCCGTTGCAGACGGCGTGATCGGTTTTGTGTATCCGCTACGTAATATCAGCTTCTTTGCCTCATCCACGGCACACATATAGTCATGGTATTTCTCGCAAGCCCTTGTGCCGCCTCCTGCATTTCTATAATATCCGTAAAAATACAGGCTAATCTCGTCCAACAGTTCGCAAATTCTATCGTTGTCCATTGTTGTCCTCCAAACTCAGCCACATATCAAACCGCATCCACGTTTTCACATCGCATTCCATTCCAAGCCCATTTCGTCTTTTTGCCTCTTCGATATCTCGCCGCATAACGCTGACGGTCTTCCTGCTCAACCGTCCACGCATATTGTCCTCGATCCACCCGGTCACCAGTTCCGGCATATACGTAGCTCTGCCTATGGAGTACCGCACAGCGCAGATCAGGATCGCCTCAAGGTCATCACTAATCGGCACTGTTGGTATTTTTGTTTTCGGCATCTTTTACCTCCATAGGCGGTTCCGGCATCGGCATCCAATGAGTCACTTTGCAATCAATCATCGGAGAAATCTTTGTACACCATTTCCCGTCATGCAAATTCCCGGTCACAACAGTGCTGCCTTTGTTGGGAAAAGTGGCAACAACCAATACGGTTTTTGACTCCATAGCCCACATTGCTTTCGACCACTTATCTGTCCCTTTAAACCTACTAAAAAGTGACGGTTTCTCCTCCGGCAGTTCCTCCTTCACGCTGATCCAGCCGCTGACGGTCGGGAATCTCGCAATATCATTCGCATCAATCGTTTTGCCCTTCAGGTTGTTGCAGTACTCCATAAGCGCATCCGCGTCAATCAGTCTTGGCATATCTCATATCCCCCTTTATCAAGGCTCTTTCATCCGTCCATCCTCTACAAATCCTATTGTTAATGGTACTTCTTTTTATTCCTGTAATCTTTGCCCATTCTGATACCGTATGAGTCTCACCGTTTCTCGTCAGATATAAAGTATTTCTCCTATTATTTGCTTGTTCATATGCAGTTACCCAGCGGCAGTTATCAGGAAAATAATCCTTGTTTGCATCTATTCTGTCTAACGAAAGCCCAGGTATATATCCGTTATGTTCAGCCCATTCTCCAAACGCTTTAATATTGTGCCATTCATCACAAACTTTTATACCTCTACCGCCATAGAAGCTGTAATTTGCTGATTTTTCTCTATAGCATCTATCCATCATTGAGCGATAACTTCCATACCACGGTTTTGTATATGCCGTATACCATTCAATCAGTCTCATCGCTATCTTCCTTCGGACAGTCGCTCGGCACTCCTACGCTAAACGAATGCGGTATGCTATGATCTCGTATGTTCAGCATATTCCGTGGACAGTCTTTCCAATCGCATTTCTCCGAACAGAATGTGATATCGTCGCACCAGAGTCCGGAAATATCGCGAATGTCCACATATCCATTCCACAACTTCTCCAGTGCCCCGATCCACTCACTGATCCGCTCGTCTTTGCTTGCCGGTACCGTTCCATTCGGAGGTATGATCAGGTTGTCTGTCAGGTACCTCGCAACCGCCGCGATGAAATCATCTATTCTGTCTGCCATTACTTCACCATCCAATTAAAATCCATCTCGTACTTGTCCATTTCTTCTTTAGTCAGTTCTCTCCCGTAGTACGCATGCCCCCAGTAGTGCGTACCGTCCTTATCCACTTCGTCGTAGTCCACCATTCGGAGACCGTCTTTCGGCACAGCGCCTGGTCCCGGCGGCCTCATCCTCATCAGGTAACAATAAGTGCTCATTGTCTCTCCTCCTTAATCTCCATCAGCGGGCAGTTGTCCGGCCTCTTATGTTCGTAAACAAACGCAGACACATACATTCGTTTGTGCTCATATGCCTTAATCTCACATACCAACGCTCCACTTGCCTTCACGGGCTTGGCAAAAGGACACTCCATGCAATCCTCAGGCATCCTCATATCAATCGCTATCATATTCCACCTCTTCTATCTCATGCCGTATCGGCTTTCTTTGCTATCCGGGGGAATCTTCCACCCCCGGTCAATGACGGGTATCTGCTTTTGCACATTTCCATTTTGTGCGAAAAAATGAAAACTTGTGCATTTGAGAACAGAATGTTCCTTCAAATTAATTGGCAAGCACAGTCATGTTGTGAGCGTGTCAGCATCTCATTTGGCTTTCAGATGTTGCTTATGACTGTTTGCACGGCTTTGCCTTATTTGTCGGATGCAGATACCCGCCGAAAATCTGTGCGCTAATCGATAGGATCACCTCCATGCGTGTACTTATCTCCACCGGATGGTTGTGAAACGCCCTTTTTCGACGAGTCAGCCTGTCCGGGTTCGATCAAATCGGCATTACCTCCCAGTCCATATCCCGCTCCACCTTTCCGTAGTCCGGATCGGCTTCTCGGCAGATCCACGTCTTCTCCTGCCTGCCGATAGCACCCCGCAGTCTTGTTTTCAGCATGGCCAGTGCTTCGCGTTCCCGGTAATCCAGATATCCGTTATCCAATGCTGTCAGCAGGATCCTCGCTTCCTCAAGACTGATTACACTCATTCCTTCTTTGGCTTTTATGATCATTTTGATAACCTCCTGTATATTGTGCGGCGGTCTGCGGCCACGCATTGTGCGGTATTGGTACGTGAAGAAATCCATCCTGCCAGGCACCATTTAAAGAACCGTACTTGCCGTGCGTGACACTTCAGCCGGAGAGATCGCTATGCCGAGATCATGGAGCTTCAGTCGCCGTGCGACGCAGCCGCCGCTTGATGTCATCCTTACGGCCAGGTGCCTCTGCCATTCTTACTGTGTGGGTTCTTGTATTTATGAAGCCTTGCCATCCGTTCCTTTTCAAGTTGCCACGAGTCAATATTTGCTTGACGTGCTTCCCGTATCATTACACGTTCTTCGTGATATTCCTGATACCGTTCGCACTTACTGTGGCACCCGATTTCACGGTCCTCACACAGATGGCACGGACACCTACTCATCGTACCGTCCCCCATCACGCATCTCGGCGAGATAGTCGGCATACCTGTTTTCGTACCACTCGTTAAATTCCTTCTGAAGTTCATGCCGCTCAATGTGCTCTTCGATCAGTTCCTCCTGCTTGTGCGCTGGAAACATTTCAAAAACAACCAGGGCACGGTCTTCGTCGCATTCTTCCACGTCAAGCCATTCCTTCACGATCTCTACCGCCATGTCCTCATCGCAGAAGTCCTGTAACAGGTCGCCGTCACGGTCATCCGCCCAATGATCCGGCTTACACATGTAGTCGTATTTTTCCGCTTCAACTACCATTCCATTCTCCAACATCATCATGGCTTTTCTCTCCTTCCGGTCGGTTGACTTGCTCTGATATCTGTGCTATTCTGTTCATGGTGATTTTTCATCGTGCCTCTGGTTGCCGCCAGGGGCTTTTTAATATCGGCATCCAGCCATTGTGTGCGGGTATTTTCTTGCGGCTTTCAGCGCCTCTTTACGCTGCCGTTTGCACAGCGCCTTAATCTCTCTGCCGCTCTCGCTGTCACCGCACTGTTCCGCAATGCACAACCCGGCAATTATCGCCGACACAACCAGCACCAGGATTCCAAGTTCCAGCATTACGTTCACCTCCTAACTCTCGCTGTTGTAGATTGCTTCAGCCACGTCTCTCGCCGCGTACCGGCTGACCCCGTTCAGGTCGAATGTCGGTATCTGTTTGTCCCGCACCCACTTTCGTGCGGATCGGTCATCCCTTCCCCAGAATTCAGCGATTTGCCTCAGACTCATCATCCTCGCTCCGCCGACACTGCTGACCAGTTCGTCGTAAATTTCCTGTTGCCTGATCGACATCCTCAGTTTCGGCATCACACCGTCCTCCGGAACTCCGTCTTCCACACCCCGTTTTTCTCCACGATGCCCACCGGGATGTTCTCTTCTTCAATCATCGTGTTCAGCCTCTCCCGCAGTTCACACGCCGCATGTTCGCTCTTCCGGTGACTCTCCAGCGGTTGAAGGATAATCTTCATGACCTGCTCCGCCGTGTAGCCAAACCCGGTCCGGTCAAATCCAAGCCGCATGGCCCGGTTCGTGATCGTGCCTCTCCCAATTCCGGTAGCCAGCATGATCTCCGCTGTGGTGTACAAGGTTTCTTCACTCATGGAGTCCTCCTTTTTGTTGTTATTTGATGTCCCATATTTGGGACGCTCAAGCTAAAAAAATTTGACACTTCTCGTCCGGAGAATTAATCCCCAACAGTTCGCACAGCAGAATCACCTGAGACAGATCGAAGTCCGCTTTTCCGTTAATTTTGGCGTTCAGGCTGTTTTCAGAAATGTTCATTTTCTCAGCCAATGTCTTCTGCGTGTAATTATTTGCAACAATTTTGCCTTTTAAAAGAGAAGAGTTAATCACCGTTTCATCACCTCTTTGTTTCAAATCTGGGACAAGTATAACGGATGCAATTTTGTTTGTCAACCCTTTTTTGGGACAAAATCAAAAAAATTTTTGAAAAAATGTTGAATATTTGGGATATACCTATTATAATGCGTTTGAGGTGATCAATATGGATTTAGAACTGGTAGCCAAAGTTTTATTGAATGAGATGAAAAACCAAGGCCTGTCATACGATGACTTGGCGAAAAAATCCAAAGTGCCGAAGGCAAGTCTTCAGCGGTATTTAACTTATGAACAGGAGATTCCTCTCAGGCGGTATGAAGCAATTTGTGCAGCCTTATCTCTTGATCCTGCAAAAGTTCTCGGATGGAAACAGAATGATCCTGAAGAAAGTGCTCTGAACAAAGAGGTGCTTTCAATTCTGTCATCCTATGAATCAAGTCAAAGAACCGCTGTTGTTCAATTTCTGAAGAACTTTGTAGCAAACGAAGAAACGAAATAAGCTGACGCTTTCTATCGACCGGTATGCTGTCCAATATTTCTATTATGTTTTTCATGCCGTCGATCTCCTTTGTGTCGTTTTGTGTTTCCAAATAATGTATCGATGTTATTCATATATCAAATTTACTCTTTTATATATGTTTTTTACGTTCAAAATGTCATTTTTGGCGCCCAAAAAGTATCCGGCACACCACCCAACCTACAGGAGATCCCGCCATGAAACTTCCAGCCATCCGGCAATTGCCGTCCGGATCGTGGTTTTGTCGTATTCGTATTGACGGCAAGGACGTGTGCATCACCGAAGCCACACACGATAAATGCTACGCCAAGGCACTTGCATACAAAACAGGCATCATCGCGCTGAAAGGCCAACAGCAAAGCGTCACCCTCGGCGCGGCGTGCGACGCATACATCGCGGCCCGTGTCGGTATTCGCAGTCCCACAACGATAGAATCATATAAAAAAATCCGCAGTCAGTATTTCCAGTCCGTGATGAATACCCGCCTCAATGCCCTGACGGCGCGTAATCTGTCCCTTGCCGTGCAGCGCGAAGCGGTCCGCACATCCCGGCGTGGTACTCCGCTGTCCGCTAAGACAATCCGGTCAGCGCTTGGCTTTATTATGTCTGTGCTCAACGAATATGATGTCAATGTCGGAAACGTAGTCTTTCCGGAACCGAAACGCAAACTGGTCCGTATTCCATCCCCGGATCAGGTCATTCCGATTCTGATTGGTACCGATATCGAGTTGCCCTGCCTGTTGGCAGCATGGTTGTCCCTGTCCATGTCGGAGATTCGCGGTCTCACCAAGTCCAGATCACTCATCGGCAACCAGCTGTACATCACTGATACCACCGTCCGGGTCCGTACCGGGGAGCGAACCGATATCCATGGCAAAAAACATGGAGTCTATACCGATGTCACCAAAGAAGGCGGCAAGGAAGAGGAGCGCACCCGGTCGTTTACTCTTCCACTGTACCTGAAGCGGCTCATCGACGCGGTGGATGGCGATATTATTGTTCCGATGTCCGTCCGTCAGATCGAACGACGGTTTGACAACCTTCTGCAAGAGCACCATTTACCCCACATGACCTTCCACCAGTTAAGACATCTCAACGCCTCGACCATGGCCATGCTGGGCATCCAAAAAGAGATCGCTCAAGAGCGTGGAGGATGGAAAACACCATACACTATGGACCAGGTTTACACCCACACTTTCGCTCAACCGCGCCTCGACGCAGATGCCAAAATTAACTCCTATTTCGAGTCTCAAATTGCCTTAAAAACCCAGTCCGAAAATGCGTAAAAACTCCTGACCTGTCACCCTTTTGGCAATATTATGGCAATGCGTTTCTGAAATCCAGTATTTTCAATGCCTTTGTGCATCACTAAAGGAGTTCAATTCTCCTCACCTCCACCAAACAGAAAGGTCGCCGAAATGGCGGCTTTTCCTTTATTTTCGGGCATTGTAGCGATTTTAGTCACTTACAAATATTGTCAAAAATAGTGCATCCGTAGGCATCGGAGAGCATCCATTTTGGCAATGAAAATGGCAATGAAATCGATTAATTTGCGGTAATAAAAAAAGACCGCCCCGTTTCCGAAGCGGCCTCCCATGTTAGACGCTACTACCTCTTATACATCTCCTGCATTCCTTTCACGTCCACGGCGTGATCGATTGCCTTTTGATGTAAATATTGGTATACGGCCAGCATGTCCTTTGGCGGTTCGCCGTGATCCCGCCGATAATTGGCTATCAGTTCCGTCACTGCATCGTGCAGCAGGTCCATGTGCCCCATCTCGTCGTTCGACAATTTCGCAAACAGATCCGCTAACTTTGGGTACTCCTCTTTCTGCTTCAGAGCACACCGGATGTACTTCTCCGCATCGCAGATCTCCTCCTCGATCATCTCGGACAGCCTCTCGATGATTTTCACGCGGCAGCACCACCAGCGGCGGCAGTCGGGGGAAAGACGCCACCGTTATACGTCCAGGCGTTAGGATATCTCAGCACGTTCGCGGTAGCAGCCTGAAGCTGAAGCTGAGACACTTCCGCCTGAAGCGCTTCGATCTTGTTCTGAGCGATCATATCCTTCACGGACTGGATCTGAGCGGTGAAGTTAGCATTGGTCGCAGCGTCACGCATGGCACCGTCATAGTTGTTCTGCATAATCTGCTGTTTGATGCTGCAACAGCAGTTCTGCAGCTGACCACCAATAGAAGTCAGAGCGGTTTCAACATTTCCAAATTCCCTGATCAAACTGGCGTTGCCGTCTTTGATCGCATTGATCGCGTTAGTCGCGTTCGCGGTACTGGCGGCGATGGTCTGAGCTGTTCCACCAGTCACGGCAGCAAGGATGTCGCGGGTCTGGGCCTGAACGTTCTGGTTATCAAAACCGCGCTGCAGGTCTGCACCCAGCGCATTAACGTTGTTGTTTCCTCCGCCGAAACCAAATCCGCCGCCACCAAACAGTGCAAGGATTGCGAACAGCCAAATCATACCCATCCAACCGTTGCTACCACCAAACCCATCATTGCCAACCGGTACCACCGGGGTCAACATTCCGTTATCCATAATTACACTTCCTTATCTATTTATTATCATCGCTCGTCTGCGCACTACGGGCGTTGATTTCGCGTTATTGCGGTGTATTTGCCCGCTGTCAGTGTTATTTCAACATATCCAATATCTCGTTAGGGTTTACCCCGCGCTGCTGACAGAGTGCATAAAACGCTTTCTGAGGATCTCCGCCGTACTGCTGAACCGTTGACATCACTTGCTGCATTTGCGGATTGTTCTGAATCGCTTGGGACAGTGCAGCCTGTGGATTTGATGCCATGCGGATCGTGTTCATCATCTGCTTCAATTGTCCGATTCCGCCGCCAATGCCGCCGCCCTGAAGTTGCTGAAGAATCGCCGGGATACCCATCACTTGTCACCTCCGTCACCGTTGAGATCATTCATGAACGCTTCCAGTTTTTTGATTCGTTCTTCCAGTGTTCCATAGTCCGGTGCAGGCGCTTCCTGATGCGGTGTGATGTCATACGGAGCAACCGTCTTATATCCTGCCCCATCAGACGTCACCAACCACACCATCAGTCCGCTTTCGTCAAGTAACAGTGCGGATGAATTCGGCCCGATTTGATACGCTCGTGCCCCATTCTCGCCGTTTACTTTTACTACTTGTACCGGAGGTTGATAAACGGGCAAAGGCTGTTGTGGCACGCCAAACGGATTCAGATACGGATTACTAAATGTGTTCATGCGATATCCCCCATATCTAACGTCAATTCTGTAGAACTACGCGTCAGGTCGTTCATCAACATGTCGAGTATCTTTGGATCGTCGGGGTGAAGTCCATACAACGTTGCTTCAAGGCATAGCATTGCATACGCGGTATCACAATCAATATCAAATGCGTTTATCAATGTATCTATGCTGAATTTACATGTATCTTTGTACATCCCATATCACACCTTTACCTATTTCTCCTTTTAAATCATCATTAGATTTCGATATATAAATACTACACATTGTATTTTCTGTCCGCCAAAACGACCAACTTGTCACAATTTGCGTTCAAAACCATCAAAACAGGTACCATAAACAACATTGTCAAAAACGAGCACCAGAATATACAATGCAAAAACGGGCATAAAAAAAGGACCGGTTTCCCGGCCCCGTAATGATCATGTAATTATTATTCTTCAGGAGGTTTGTTCAGGATCGTCTCAGTCTGCTCGTCATGTTCTTCTTCCGGTGGGAACAGGACCATGTCAGCGTCCCAAATGGTATAGACGGCAGATTCGATCGCCTCACGCACAATCTGTTTATCCAGGTCAAACCCGGCTTTTCTCATTGCGGCGAGGGCATATTCCAATTTCTCGTCGCCCTTCCCGGCACCATAGATTTGTTCCGCAGCATACGCCACAATTTTCGCAGTAGCGATCAGATTGTTCTGCTGTGCCGTGGTGGTTCGTGCCTTAATCCACGGAATTAATTTGTAACTGATCAGCGCCGCCAGCAGTGCAATGATAGCCTGGATGATCTGAGTAAGGTCAATCGTCATTTAGTCAGTCCCCTTTCTGTTGTTTTTTAGATTTTCTGGGTGCAGAAATATACCCAGTTAATCTCGCCGAAAACGTCCTTCGCGGCATCTTCCATCAGCATGGTTTTAGCGCCGCAATATGAGGTCAAATCGTCATCGTAAAACTGCACAATTTTGTCGGCCATCACAACGTAGCTGACGGAACCGCCGCCGGGAAGCGCAGCGCTTGTAATGGCGTTCACATTCGGATTGCCATCAAACGCTTTCTCAAACAGATCCGCGATACCCTGTACGTCATTGGCGGGCTTCACCACGATATCCACGCCGACATTTCCAAATAGTCTGCACTGCGGCAATAACCTCGTCAGAGCGTCGGCCTTGTCCTCACCATGCACGTACAGTACGATGCACTTATGATCGTCGGCATACTCTTTGGTAACCTTCACGTCAGCATCGCCGTCAAAAAGACTCTTGACCTCGTTGTAAAATGTTTCCCAGGGCGGAGATTTTTTCATGCCATCCATCATATTTATCCTTTCTTGGTTATGATTTATTATGTCCTTTAATCGTATGTCAGTTCCGGAAGGCTTGCGATTGCCATATTATACAATGCGACAGCACCCAAAGCGGTAGGATGTATACCGTCATTATCCAGCATCCCCGTGTTCCATGTTCCATCAGATTGCGCTCCGACTGCCTTTGCAAAGTCAATATAGCGGTAGCCGCTTGAACGGATATATGCATCTTTCTGTTCATGGTTTTTTGTCGGAACTGTCGGAATAGTACAGAGAACCAACTCGATATTATTATTTTCGCACAGTTGGATGATGCTGTCGAGTTGCGCTTTCCATCCGCTTGTCGGGGAAGTCGATCCATCTGACGCATAATTCATCCCCATTGCCCATACAAGGATTTTTGGGCATCCATACTCCATCAACGATCTGATCCACAGATTTGATTCCGCTCTGCCGCTTCCTGTTGAACCGCACAGCAGAACGTTCTTTGTAAATTCGTTCTGCACCAGATAATATGCCCACCTGTTGTCATCCGTTACCCCCATATACGAATCCCCAATCACCCATACATCATGGTTGATTGTGCCGCATCCGATTGTGATAATGGCGTTTGACAATGCCGTTGTGCCGTTAATTACCTTGAATGTTTCGTACGCCGTGATTGTAAACGTCTTTTTGAAGCTGACCATCACGCCGTTCGATGCAAGTACAACGGTAATTTTCCCGGCCTCGCCCTGTATGATGTTTACGGTCAGATTGTTGCTGATTGTAAGCCCGTGAGCCTGCACAATGTCACTTGCGAATCTTGCCTTAAACGTGATATTTGTGCCGTCGATAATGATCTGGTTTGGTGAATACGCATCAAACTGAAATGTGATGCTGTCAAGCGATCCGGTGAACTCTGCATAGAATCCGGCTTTAAACCCGATCTTCGTTGCAAAGTCAATCTCCGTGTCGATTGTTTCGCTTGCCGCAATATTATCCCGGAAAACGTACGGCGTTATTTCGTTTGTGACAATCCCAAGGTTCTTTTTTACGCCGTCGATGGAATTCTCCGTGACTTTCTGTCGAACGTTGTTCGTGTCCTGTGTGGACAGGATGAAATACTTTGCTCCTGATGGCGGTGTGTATTCTATTGTTGCGCTATTACACAGGAATTTACTGATAAAAGCCTTTGACGAATCATACCAACAGTTATAATCCTGTGAACTGCCAGTTTGAGTTGCGTAAAGATATATTTTTTCAGCACCGTTAATGTCGATGTAATCTGTCCTGTGCCATCCTTCATAGGTTGCGATCTGTCCGTTTGTGTTTTTTACATAGCTGTCCTCAATCCAATCAAAGTCCACAAACGATTCGTACTCCGTCATATCGTTCATAACTTCAATAGCATCCTCTGTAAATCCTATATTTTCAATCAGCTTGTTTATAGATCGCTGAATAACCCCCTGTTGAACGCTGTTTTCATCCTGAGTGGACAGAATAAAATACTTTGCTCCTTCCGGTGGTGTGTATTCAGTGATTGAATTTTTGCAAAGAAAGTTGTCAATAAACACTTTATTCGCATCGTACCAACAGTTATAAGTCTGTGTGTTGCTCGTAGCGGTTGCGTATAGATATACTTTTTCCGCTCCGTTTATGTCAATATAATCTGTTCTGTGCCATCCGTTGTATGAAGTGATCGCACCGTTGGTGTCTTTGACATAACTATTACTGATCCATGTAAAGGCTTGCCTTTCGATTTCTCCGCACAGGTCGAATAATGTATTGTTATTGTCGTACACTTGTTCCTTTGTATCGTGTAAAGCACTTTTTAATTCGTCAACATCATCAACCGTTCCTTGCAAATTTGAATCCAGTTTCGCCTTTGTGATCGCGCCGTCCTCAACGGTGGTCGTGGCTTCCGGATGGTCGTCCAGCCAGTCAGTCACACCCTCTTTGATTACGGTTGGATCGATTTTCGGCGTGAGCGCTTTGATCAGTGCTACAGTCGTCCCGATATCACTCATCGTCCCCACCTGCCTTTAACCATTCGTTGTTCTCTTCGTCGAAGAAATAGACATCCCCGGTGTCGATCTCAATAAACACGCATCCGGTAATCAGGTAATCCGTCGGTTTAGCGTCAGTGGACAGCCCGTTGTACACCACGTACAGTTCACGGTCGCTCCCTTCCCGCTTGACAATTTTCTGAGATCCTGGAATCTGTCGTACCATAGTCTATCGTCCCCTTTCTAATTATTCACGATTGAGCAGTGCGTTGGTAAGTTCAGCAAGTGCTTCCTTTAGTTTGTCCACGGAATTACCCGTGATTTCATGCTGAAGATGTGCCATTTCGGCGCGGCACAGTGCGTTGACCATTGTGTTGAGGTTGTTGATTTCCGCATCGTGTTTATCGAGGCGGCTTTTATCTGCCGCCAGTTTCTGTTGAACGTCCATGCTCGGTGCCTTCCATTTTTTTATGATGTCAATGAGTTTGTCGATAGTAATGATTGCCGTAATAGCTGCCAATACAACGACTGCAGCGTTCAGGATTTGATTTGGAGTAAGGTTTTCCATTGCGTGTCACATCCTTTTTATTATTCTCGTGCGATTTCCGCCATGATCGTGGTCTGTTCGCAGTTGGTATCAGGTGTAATGGTATCCCCTTCAGCGATTGCGTCCGTAGCACGATAAAGCTTCCCGTTGTATATAAAGCAGTCACCTTCGCTATATGCCTGAGATGCTGTGCTTGTTTCATGCGGGGCGATCAAATCGGCAATTCCAAACATCATTTGAATAGCATCTTTTGCCGCGTCCGTATAGTTTCCCACTCCATTGCTCGATGCCGACTGTGTAGTATCACCGGCAGCCTTTGCCAATCCATAAAATGTTGCCGCATGTTGCATTACCGTTGAAATTGCTTGGCTATTATTCCCGGCTTTTACTTCTGAAAAAGATGCAGTCGATATCGATATGGCATTGGTTTGTGTATTGCGGCTTAGTCCGGAACCAATTCTGACCATTCCAATCGCACTGCTGGTTGCAAGCGGTAAATTGGCAACTCCATCCGTAACCACACTGTTCCCGTTCAGCCGCACGTCAGATATTCCGCCGTCTTCGCCCTTTTCGCCCCGTGGAATTCCGAAAGTCATCACGCCATTGTAATAGTTTGCAGTGGCATTACTCCCGGCAGGTAGCGTGGTCGCTTCGGCAGACATACCCAGAATCGTATCCCGTGCGTTTTCAGCGGCTTCCTTCGCCATGTTCGCGTCGGCCACGTCATACGCAGTCGTTTCCATTGCGGTGTCCAGCGCTGCGATGGCCTGCGTGATCGCATCCTGCTGTACAGGTGTCGGCGGCTGGTCGCTGACCGTCGCTCTCCGCTCTACCGGGATCATCACGGAATATTCCGTTTCGCCGTCGCTGTCCGTATTGTGCAGGTACAGCCACGCATAGATCGGTTTGCCCGTGGTCAGGTAGATGTCCGGGATCTCCACGCCATGTTCGTCGCCGATAGCCGTGGTCGCCGTTCCGTGCGGTTCGTTGGCGAAATGGACCTCATAGCTCGGCGGCAGCGTCACGTCGGCGAATACCAGTACCTGACCGTAATCGTACTGCCACAGCGGTCTGGTACGCGTCATTACACTTCGCAGCGACGCGGTTACTGTGTTGCCTCTCAATTCTGATCGCCTCCCAACATTTTATCCAGTACTGCTTGGAGAGCAGCATCTTTCAATCTTTCCAACAGATCAATACACAGCGGTTCATCGCTTTCTCTCGCCGCCATGATCAGGTCTTCCATGGCGTTTCTCATGCCATGATAGTAAAGCCTAAGATCTTTGCTCAGCGCTTCCTCGCCCGGTCTGTCCGTCAATTCCTGCCATTTATCACACCAGTCCGCACCAATCCGTGCGTTGTGATAGAACTCAGAACCTGGGCATGAGCAAAGGAATTCTCCGTGCCAGTAACAGCAGCACCTGCATTCCTGAATCATTTCAGCCACCCGTCGATAATATCTTTAATGGTCTCGGCGGTAGACATCACCAAATCTCGCAGCGCTTTCAGTTCCTGTCGCGGCACCCGCACGGTATCATCGTCCGGTTCGTCAGGGTCTTCCGGGATATCAGGCACGTCTGGTTCTTCACCACTGGTCAGTTCCGCCAGTTTTGTCCAGGTGACCGGCCCGGCAACACCGTCAACAGTCAGTCCGTTATTGGTCTGGAACGCCTTGACTGCCTTGACCGTACCGGAACCGTATACACCGTCCACCACCAGTCCATAGCCAAGTTTGTTTAGCAGTTCCTGAAGTTTCCTCACGTCATCGCCTGTTGCACCTTTTCTTAGTGTAGGATACATTTCAACGTCACTCCCTGTAATCACGTCATCCTTGGATACATAGTCCATGTTTTTCCAGTGTGCGGTTTCATCCCACCGACTCAGCGGTTTACCCTTGCCGCCATTCATATTGGTCACAACACCGGTCTGCGTCCCCTGGGCTTCGATGCACATCCCGCCGCCCATGTAGTAGCCGATGTGCGTCCTGCGGCCATCCTTATAGATAAAAACCGGATCCCCAGGCCAGATCGGTTGACCGTCTTCACGCTTGCCATTGACCAGTTTGGCTTTGTCCTTCACATACTCGTTCCAAATGGTGTTGCTTCCGTGATAGCACTCGCCGCCAAGCTGCCGAAACGCCCAGTACCCAAGCCCGGAACAGTCTGCCACGCGGTGGCCGACCCACTGCTGACCGTATTTGATTGCCATTTCATTCGTGGTATTATCTTGGTCTTTTTGCGTCCAGGTCTGGCCGTACTTGCCCCAAATATAGCCCCATCGTTCCTTCAACGCCTCCTGTATAAAAGCACAAAACCCGGTGTTGCTTACCATTGCGTTTCCACCTTCCTTGAATTGCCTGTCGAACACTTCCTGCCCCAGTCCTGCACGGCGCTCTTTCGCTTTATCGCTTGTGTCAGCGGGTTTCTCATACCGGAGCATCACGTCATCGCTTGCCTGTTTGACCGTTGTGGATCTTTGCAGCACATGCAATACAGACGAGAACCGTTTCATATCTTCCAGCAAAAAATCTTTCTGAAGTTCCAAATCGCCGATACTTTTCTTCCGGGCACGAGCGAAATCCAGAAGCTGCTGTTTATGCTGGTAGTAGGTCCACTGTGCCAAACCATATCCGTACCCATCGCTGACAAAGTTCTGATACGTTCCGTTATCCACCGCTCTGGTATATTCCGCCCCGGTCATGCCCAGCGCTTTCCGTCCGGTACTCTCCAGAGCATCAGGCATTAATCCACTTTCGGCGTAGAGGTTCCCGATGAGGCCAGCCACTCCATAAGGATTCCCGACCAGCGGCATCAGCGCGTCCCACAAGTATTTTTCATTCGTCATGATTACTACCCGCTGCAATCGCCATCAGTATCATTCCGATGCCCATACTCAATGGAACAATCCATATCAAATGCAGTGCGTTCATGACGGCCTCCTATGAAATCAACCTGACGTTGCAGGATGTCGAGTTGAGTTTTCGGGCAAGATAGACGAACGAGTTGTTCAGCGGCACACAGAATGCTACAAACACATTGGATGACTTTCTGTATATTGCCGCCAACCCTGCATTGGAACTCGATACAGTGATCACCTTCAGCGACACTTCCCCATTACTCATCGCTGCGGCGACCTCGTCTACCTTATTCAGGAAATCGGTCATATTTGTTTTAGCCGATGTAGCTATAGCAGTTGTTCCGATATTATTAACGGCGCTTTCCCATGTGTTAGCAGCGTTATACGCCCAGTTATTAAACATCAAGCCGCCATTTTCGATTACGCTCATCACATCGTTATAACCTGCCGGAAAATTCCCAAACGTATTCTCAATGGCTGTCCAATTGCTGTTGATATCCGTCAGCAACACCGGATCGGAATCACTCGGTTTAATCAGACTGATTTTAGCCATTACTGCTCACCACCCTTTTTCAGCGCCACATTGACGCGGTTATCATCCGGTATGTAGATATTGATGCATTCCGTGTAACCATCGTATTCATCGGCCATTTCACCGTACTCAAACCGGATATGATCGGTCTTTTCGGCATCCAGAAACAGCGTCGCCGCCTGCTGCATGGTCACGTCCTTTAGGAAACACCACAGCACCTTTGAGGCATACCCCGCTTCACTGTTCTCCAGTACGGTTCCATCTGCCAGGATCAGTCTTCTTCCGGTTTGCATTCCACGACCTCCACCTTCGGCTGTTTCAGATCATCGGCAATCGCCACAAGCCGCTCCATGCACGTACTCAGCTTTTTGGTATTGCCATAAGTCGCCACCACCGTGATCTCCTGCATATCCTTCAGTACCTTGTCAATTTCAGCCACGTAATCCATCAGGCTATCCTCCTTTAATACAATTCCATTTTGTATGTTTTGGTAGTCCCATGTGCTGACACATAAAACGTTATCCATCCCGGAGTTGCTGCTACGGCAGACAAAGATGCGTCTACGTCAGTTGGTTCTGTGCTGCTAAAACTCTTTGACACACTGATGTCATTCTTTGACACGCTATACCCCGCAGTATGTCCAGCATCCCATGTATTTTGGGTACTACAATGCGCTACAATCGTTCCGGAACTTCCACCCCATCTGATCACAGCAGCCTTACTATTGACTACTTCTGTCACATACAAACTTGCTGACTTTACAATATTCCCTGAAGCCTTACTTGTGTGATATGCGTTTACGCTGAAATGGTCAGAATCATTGCTGCTGTTATGGTCGAGCAGTATGCTTGTACTAACAGTTGCAGAACCACTTGAGTCGGTTACTACGGTATAAGTTCCGGTACTTGTATCCCAGGTTCCTTTCTTTTTTGCACCCGCTGTATATCCGGCATCATATGTATTCTGTGTACTGCAATGTGCGATAATATTCCCGGAAGAACCTCCCCACCGGATAACAGCGGCCTTGGAATTAACAATTTCGGTTACATAAATTTTCCCCGAATTGACTCTGTTGCTGTCTGACGATGTGTTTGTATGGTATGCGTACACATTACAGTTGTCAGAAGCATTATCAGTATCGGGATAAAGCAGAATCGACTGTGTAAACGTTGTGCCCTGCGGGGAAGCCGTTACTGTCAATGTGCCACTGCTCCAGGCCCCCGTCAGAGTAGTGGCTCGACTAAAACTTCCTATATCCGCCCACGAATCTGTTTGTACCGTCTTCTTTTGCAGCGTATACGTATTTCCGCTTTGCGTTATTTGTAAGTCTGTAACAAGATTTTGTGCTTTTGTCGTAGTGATTGTTGCGTTGTTGCCGATTTCAACGTCAGTATTCAAATATATCTTATCGGCATATATCTTACGGTCACTGCCATCAAGCGTAATCTGGCTGTTATTTGAACCAACAGCAAGGGAAGAATTTGCCCGCATTGTTGTTGCCTTTAATGCGGTAGCTATCGTTATGCCTGCCGTAAGATTATCAATATTAGCTTGTACCGCATTCAAATCTGTCGCCGTCACATACCCATCCAAATTGATGTGATCAGCACTAATTAATATGCTGCTTTCACCGTTATTAATTGCAGCTATGATAGCCGCCGGTTTGATATATGCATTTTGCCCGGTGCCTGCTACCACCAATGAGATCTTGTCTGAATTGACCGTAATGTTTCCACTCAGTTCATTATACTTGTCTGTGACATCCAGACGAATTTCACTTGCGGTCTGCGAAATTGTGCTCTGCAATCCTTGCCGTGCATCAATCACTTCACTCCGGATTTCTCTCGCCGTTACGGATATCTGACCATACAGTCCTGTAATGTCACCGGCTTGCAGTGCGACCTCTTCCTCGGTCTTTTTGATGCGGGTCCCCTGAAGAATTTCGCCGCCGTGGTCTACAAACTTTTCCCACTGCCCGTTCATGTAGACCATGCCCTTGGAACCGGCCAACTGCCGCCAGTCATAATCCGCCGACAATTCTTCCCAGGTACGGCTTGCCATATCTCCCCAGGTATGTTCGCCGTCATCCATGATCCATACGGCACCTTCTTTGGGTTCATGACCGCCGCCTGCCACGCTGAACGGGTCCTCCATCTGCGTGTAGATCGCCGGTGCATTATTGATAATCGTCCGCTGTGCAGCCAAACCTCCATAACCGCCTGAGTAATGCTTTTTTCTCAGCGCGGTCAGGGAGTCGCGTTTCTGGTTCCCGGTTGACTGTATCGCGGTTCGGCACGTACCTTTCCAGTCCAGCGAAAGGGAGTACACCGGCACGGAGTATGCCTCGCTTCCGGATGTCACCGTCACCACGTCGCCCGGTTCAATGCACCAATCTTCGGTAAACAGATCCGCGCTGGCAGGATGGAAAGTCGGTGCCGCAGCCAGCCTCTCTTTGATATTAGTTTCAGCGGTCGATGCCATTTTATCCCCCCTTTCTTCCTATTACTAAGATTGCTTTAGAAATGGGTTCCCGACGATCAGGTACGCATTGCTTCCTGTCCCTGTGACCGACTCCGACGTGCTGTCCTCATTGCGGACGTGGAGACTGTCAATCGGCTTTGTCTCATACCATGACGGCGTGAAGTCTGAATAATTCTGCTCAGAGTAAGTCTTCGCCACGGTGTTGAACCACGCGAGTTCCAACTGCCCGGAACGATTGCACCGCACGATACTGCAAGCCGCTTCCCCGATCCATTTCAGCACGTCCCGCATAGTGGCATCGTCAAACTCGTCCGGGGCTTTGCTGATCGCCAGCGAACTGTTCAGGATGGTCTGCGACTTTCTGCTCACACCAACATACGTGCACATCTTTGTCAGCAGTGTATCCAGTGTCGTGGGATATGTCAGATTCATTGCGGTGGCGCTCGGCATATCCACATCAAACAGCGTCATCAAATCATTGGCGCTCACGTCGATCATCAGCTTTTTGATCACGTCAGGACGCTGCGCAATAAACACACCGAGCTGTGAAAACTCGTACAACCTGCTGACACCATTTTCCGTGTAGGTCTTGGTCTTTGCACCACTCGCAGGCGTACCGCTGTCGATCCTGGCACCCAGATACGCCCTGAACGTGCCAAACTGGAAGTCATTAAGCTGTCCAGCATCATTAAGCATCGTGAACTGGATCTCGGCGGAAGGGCACAGCCCGATGGTCAGATCCGTCTCTGAATTGAAATCAAAGTCAAGCCGCAGTCCGTTGGAGATCACGATGTCTTCATTGCCGAACTGCTTCACACTGCTGTATGACGAACCGTCGGGTTTCTTAAAGAACTCCAGCAGTACGCGCTGGGGCTTCCCCGCATTGATCGCATTTCTCAGTGTCGTGCTTAATGTCTGCACTGTTGCCTCCGTTAGTACTGAATCACGCTGAATTTCAGGTTCCCGACCCACGTCCGGTTATCCGTCATCCGCACTGCTTCAAATTCACGGTCGCCCGCATACGCTTCAATAGTTTTCATTTCACCTTCAAACGGGCTTGGAAACGTGAAATTGAATTTATCCCCTTTGATCAGTGCGCAAATATCCATAATGGTTTTCCACGGGATATTCTCGTACTCAAATTTCAGCGGGTACTTAGTCGCCACCATGTTCCGGTGCAGATACCCCGTCGCGTCCCTTTCCCCCATCGTATCCAGCGCGCTCTCCGCTCCGGAGAATGCCGAAGGGTCGGGGATATCCGTGTTCCCTACCTTAAACCCCAGTTCATAACTCAGGGGCGGGAATCCGGTTGTATCAGTAAAATGATTTACAGGCATATATCACACCCCCGCGTTCCGTGCGTACATCTCTTCACTACGCCGATTGAATTTGCCCCACCCGGCGCTCGGTTCCACACGCACCGTGCTCTCCTTCGCCAGAATCTGCCGCAGGTAATCATTCTGCTGTCGGAGCAGTGAATTCTGTTCAGTCTGACCGTTTGCTACGCCGATACTGATACCTGCCACGATCTGATCGTTATTGGCCACAGCAGACTTGCCGCTGAGAGTGCCTACCATTTCCGGGCCGCTCTCACGGGCAATAAACATTTCGCCAACCGTCGGGAAGCCACCGGAGGCAAATTCAGCATAAGCGCCTTTAATCGGTGTGAATGTGATTCCGACTGTAAAATTTGCGGATGCGGCATTAGTCATACTTTCAATGGCCGATGTGATTTGCTGACAAGATTTCACGACAGACGCAGCAGCATTATTAAAAGTGCCAGATATAGTAACGTCTTTAGGATTCAATGCATCTTCAGCTGCTTCGGTTACTCCTTCAAGAGAATCCTCTATTTCAGGAGTGTGCTCTGCAAAATAACTTGATACTTCAAGCATGAATGCGGTTATGATTTCACTAAGTGTATTGCCTTCCCCACTGAATCCTTTTCCAAAGCCTTCAATAAGCTGATTCCTAAAGCTTGACATGATCAGTGTTCTATCTAAAGCATCAGTAATACCAGCAGTGTCAAGCATTCCTGAAACGCTGTTATAAAGCACTTTGTCAAAGAACATCCCGAAGTCAAGGCCATCTGTATTGCCATTCATATAATCTTCAATGGCGCTGAAAATATTATCAATATAGTTTTCGGCAGCAGACTGAACCACTGGATTATATGTAGATGTATCAACGTTTGTTGGAAGCGTTTGGCCAAAGATTAGCGTATACAGATCATTAGCAACATCTCCATACAAATCTTTTAACGCTAAATAGATATTTTGTTTCGCCTGGTCTGACAGAAAAATATCAGTAAATTCACCAAATCCAAGACCAAGTACTTCATACAGATCAGACGCATCAGAAACGCCTCTTGCCTCAAGGAATCCAAGCAGTTTTTCTCTGATCATTAATGCCTGATCTTCAAGTGTTTCTGCACTGGAAATCAGATAATTGGAAAACATATCATTCCCTTTGAATATCATTGTTTCAAACGGAAGTTCACTGATATCCTTGTATACTGCCTTCAGACCTTCGATAATCCAATCTCGCCCAGGGGCTACCCACTCATCAACAGTTGACGTTACTCTTTCAACTAAACCTTTTTGAATCTCTGCGGCCATTGCATCATATTCTTCAGCCTTATTCATGAATTCTTCGGCTTTAGTAGCATCTATTTCAGAATACTCAACAGCCAACTGCGCGAAACCAGCCGCAAGGCTAGCGTAAGACTCTGCTTTCCTGGATTCAGTTTCAAACGCAAGCTTAGTGAGTTCATTCTTATATTTTGTATATTCATCAATGATTGCCTTGCCGGAATCTTTAGTAATTACTCCAAGCCCAAACTGTAATCCACTGAGCAAATTATTCTGTTCACCGGCTGCGCTCATTGCATTATTCACACGTTGAACCGCACCAAGAAGTTGTGTCAGTAGTTCTTTTTCAAATTCATCAAGGCTAATTCCCTTTTCCAAATATCCGCTAATCATTCCGCCAAGGTCTGTATATGCCGCTTCAATCTGATCCCATCCTTCAATCCCGGCGGCTAAAGTTTCAGCGGTAATGTCATTCCCGGACTCATCGAATACAGGCATCAGTGCAAAGGAGGTCTTTAAGAATGTTTTTTCTTTTGCAGAATTTTCTTTTACCAATGCCATTACACTGTCATCACCAACAAATAGCATTGCCCAGATATTGTCATATGTTTCCTGTGTATCAATTCCCATCACAATAGAATTGGCTTCCGTTGCAAGTTGTGCAATTCTTGTATTTAACTTAGTTTTAGCAGCCTTTGTGTCCTCAATGATAGCGCTCATAATTCTGATATTTGTATCTACGTCAATTGAGAACATGTGCCCTTTGACAAATCTATTGATCTGGTCCTGAGTCAATTCAACCAGACCCCAATCGCCTCTGTCGGTTTCAGTAATTGCTTCAATAAATCCGCTTGCAAAATCAAATGCACCTACAAGCAGTCCTTTTACGAAAAGCCATACATCTTCAAATATCCTGGCCCATTCAATTTTCTTCAAGAATTCGCCAACGGTATTTCCAATGCCTTTCCAGTCAACACCGTCTTTTTCATCATCTGTTCCAACAAATTTCTTTACAAGATCGAACACTCCACGAATAGTCAAATTGATCGAATCGGCCACATCATTAATTTCCTGATCATTCAACACAAATGCCTCGTTAAACGCTTTTGCAAGCCCAGATCCAAGTTTCCCAAGCGGGGTATCACCTTCAATATCAGGTGCTGCAATCGCAAACGTTGCCAAAGTAAATGCGGAAATGAGTACGCTCTTAAAAGTTTCACCAATCGACGCATAATCAATTCCACTGACGGTTTGATTCAGCAGTGACCACAGTTTCAACTTCAACAATGCAAAATTCATAACTGTCAGCGCAGACTTTGTGGCCAGCACCACTCCATTTATTCCGCCGACAAAAGTTTCTGCAAGTTTGCTCTCATCAACAGTAAACAATCCATTAGTAAACTGACCAAAGGACGTTCCAATTTCTTCCCATGTCGCTGGATCACTTACAACTACATTTACAGCATCTACAATTCGCGTTACACCAAGCGCCACGGCAGAACCAACACTAAACCAGTCAGTTTCAGCAAGAAATCTGAGTAATGCTCCGCGGATCTTTTTCCCAATCTTTTCAAATTCTGTCAGTTTCAAGAAACTTGTAACTGTTTCAGCAATCCCATTAAGACCTTCTGCAAGCGTTATCCCAATCAACTCTTCATCAATATCAAAAAATGAATTGACTGTTGCAGATAGAGACGCTCCTATATCAGCAAATAAACCTTCCGTTTCAAAAAGGCCACGTAGCACTCCAAATGCAGCTTCTACTTTAAGTTTTAACAATTTGCCCCACAGTTTCCAATTCATCAGGTTGTTATTACCGAATATCCCTGATAAAATCTGACCAACCTTGGCACCAAATGTCATGAAATTGAAATTCGTAAAGAATCCAATCTCAATGTGCAGTGCCTTATTGATCATGTCATTCAGCTTTTCAGAGATCGTCTTCGGATCAAACAGATCCAGAATCCCATTCAGTTTTTCGGCGAGATATTTCCCTACCCCTTCCCAGTCGTTGCTTGCGATGGCATTTCTGATATCTCTTGCCATATTTGTCCACCGCGTAACAGGAAGAGTTTCTGTAGTGAAATAATCCTTGGCATTCAGTTTGTCCTGTTCCTTTGCACTAATGCCTCCGCCGCCACCGCTTTTGTTAGACTCCTGCTGAATGATGTTCAATTCATCCCAGTCAGCCAAAAGCCCCTTAACCTTTTTGTCGGCATCACCGGCAGCGCCACCAGCATTTTTCAGCGCTTCATATGCCGTAGTAGACGCATCAATCGCATATGTCCACGTAGAACGTCCAAACAACGCCGACAAGAATTGATTCACCGCATTTGCAGCCTGAATAGCAACATTCGACAACTGAACAAGTAGTGGAATTATGGCTTCAATAGCAGGCCCAAGTGCAGCACCGATACTGTTTTTAAATTTCAGCGCAGCAGACGCTCCGGTATCCATCGCGGCAGCAAAGGTACCATTTATCTGTAAACTGTAATAGTACAGATTTTCAATCCCTTCATTTACCGCTTCTGTAATCATTTTAATAGCAGCACGAATAGCCCGGTAAAACGCGATCCGCTTGAATCCGCTTGCCAGTCTTCCCAATGCCGTATTGCTTAAATCAAGTCTATCTTTTAACTTGTCAACCAGGCCGACAACGCCCTTCACACCGGATGCAAGTATTTTAATATATCCGGTTGAAATTTTAGCCACACCACGGGCAAATGCTGATATGCCACGTCCTGCGGTTGCCAAAGCCTTTCCAGCAGCGCTTACTACCGTTTTTAATGCTGAAAATGCATTTTTTAGTATTTCAACAGGACTAATAGAACTTTGCACTGCGTCTTTCATAGCATATACAGCGCGTGAACCTTCTACAGGTCCTTGCTTTAATGCCTGCATTTGTGCATCGATAGTTGCTTTTTGCTGGTCAGTCAAGCCAAGAGTGCCTTCGATTGGTTTTCTGCTTGTGCCACTAAAATCTAATTTAAATATTTTTCCAAGTTCGATGTTAAGTTCTTTTACAGCCTCTGTTGCATATACATACTCTTTTGATATTCCTTTAACTGTTTCAGCAACTTTTTCATTCCCGCTTACAGCATCATTAGCAGTGTCTTGAATTTTTCTACCTGTTTCTACGGCCTTATTCTGCGCATCATTTAATTGCGTTTCAATCTGCTTTTTTGTGTCATTAACTATTTCTGACGCAGGATTTACATTTTTTCCATTTGTCAGACCATTCAGCTTAATTTTAATTCCGTTATATGCGCTCAGTTTTTCAACAGCAGCAGCAACCCGTTCAAGACGTGTAACCGTCTCTTCAGGCACAGACTTTGAAAGTGCATCATTGATTTTTGCAAGCCCATTTGCGACTCTGGCAAGGCTAAGACCACTGGTGGCTTCTTTAAGCCTCCCCAAAGTCCACGCCAGCATGCTTAAACCATCAGATGCATCTCTCGCGTTATCGTGTATACGTAACTCTAACGCTGTTACTTCCGACATCCTGTGCCTCTCCTTTCCGGGTGGAGTCCCGTTTTACTGTTGCTGTTGCTGTTCTTTCTCATGCCTTGCCGTATTGAACCGGTTCATCAGGTGCATCATAAACTTTGCCGTATCATCCATCTTCTGCTGATTGGTTTCCTTTTTGATCTTCTTCTTTGTCTCAAACTCAATCGGCTTGTCGAAATACGGTTCGATCCGCGCACCCTTCGGCACAAACCCATTCACGTACTGCGGCACGCTCTGGAGCGCCTTGCAGATATACAGTCCATGGAGCCACGCCATTTGGTTTTCATGCTCTTGCCTGATTTTGTAAGCCTTGCGGTAGGCGATGACCAACCGGCAGTCCTGTTCCCAGTATTCCGAGCTGGTCATGCCCATCGCCAGGTACTGCGGAAAAGCCTCATCAAATGTCTCAGCGATGCTGCGCTTCTCAGGGGTCTCCGCTCCGTCCTTTAGATCACTTTCCAGGTAGGGTTTTCGTTTTCGTCACCCTCACCTTCATCTTCATCCATCAGGGCGGCAATCGGTTCCATGTACATGTTCACCAGTTCGCCCAGCAGCTTATCCTTTCCGCGCTGTGCGTCCCAGATCTCCTCCACCAGTTCGGGAGAGATCCTCTTGTGATGCATCAGGAACGCGCCCTTGAACAGGTCGCTGATCATGGTGGCAGGCTTATTGGTATCCACCACGAAGCCGCCTTCTTCCATGCGCTTCACGATTCTGCGGTTGAACTCCAGCGTGTAGTCGCTGCCTTTGTAATTGATTACAATCTGCTTTGCCATAGGGAACATTACCCTCCTGTTATTATTATTTGATCAGTAATTGATCACACAGTGAACGCGAAGTCAGTGCTGGGATACATGGTGATGGTCATGTCCTGCGCAGCATTGACATCGCCGCCAGACTTAAACACGGACACGTCGCCAGTCCAGGACCACTTGCCGTTGGAACCGTCGGGAGTATCAACGTTGTTGCTGGTCTCAGCGCCGATCCAGATCGCATAGGCGGTCTGCTTGTTTTCCAGCGACAGTACCTTGGTGTAGTCACTTGCGATGTAGTTCGCGGTGAACTGGAAGGAACTCAGGTCCTGCACACCGGGGGTGTACTTGCGGATCTTGTCAGACAGCGTGGTCACGTCGATGCGCTCCGGTTCGCCGCCCAGGTCCGGGAAGGACTTGATGTCCAGCAGTTTGGTGTACTGGGTAGCATCAGTGGTAGCTTTGTACATCAGGTAGGTCTTATAAGTAGAAATAGGAGCAGTTGCGGCTGCCATAGTCATCATTCCTTTCTTTGTTGATTGGGTATACAAAAAAACGCAGCAGAGCAGTCCTTTTTCGAGGTCCGCAATGCTGCGTTATAAATAAAAATTCCGGTATTATCCGCGCCGGTAAACCACTTTGTTCTGGTCCACTTCAGCGGTATACCTTGCCACAATCCGATAGATCGTACTGTCTGCCAGATTGGGAACGCTTTGCATGGACAGCCTGGTGAATCCCAGGTCATTCATCCCCTGACTGATGCCGTTCATTACACTACGTGCAGAAAATCTGTCGCGCGCATATACATTGGCTTCATATGTCAGTACCACATAATCTTCATTCCTTGCGCTGGAACGATTCTTTTTATCCGTATAGTTGTCGATTTCCATCAGAATAGCGAATGGGAATTTTGCCGGTTCAGGCACGTATACGGACTTAAAACATCCGGTCGGTACCAAGGAGGACACATACGGATAAACATAATTGAATACGTCGGTTTCAACGTCAATCACCCGGATGCCCCTCCTTTACAAATCACTGAAATACTGTCTTGCCGTGTCCTGTGCGATCTGCATCAGGTATTTGTATGTGTTGTACATGAACGGGCTTGCCTCTGTACCCTTGGTCCACCTGAACCGTTTTTCCCGGTCATCGTAGTAAACCCATCCGTTATCCCCGTGCAGGTTGGAATCATAGACCCATCCGCCCGGCGCGGGGTGCGGTTCCCTGGCACCCTTCACACCTGTTCCGTATTCCACAAACGCCGCATAATACGCCTGAGTATAGATGACGCCGATATGAGTAGATTCATCGTATACACCCATCATCGTATCCGCCAATTGTCCGGTATCAAACGCGCCAAGTCTCAGAATTTCCAACTGTGCGTGTTCTTTCCCGTCCGCTGTCAGCGCCCTGACCAGTTCGCCCATTGCTCTGATAAGATCATCCTTAAACTTTTTCAGTTCGATAATGGCCTTATCAATCGACTTAGAGTCCAGAGAAAACTCGATGACTCTCAAGCATTATCACCGTCCGTCCCCGTCCCGGTGCTGTTAGTCGTGTCATCCACAGGCGGAGCGGCATTCCCGGTACGCTTCTTCAGCGCCACGGCAAGCACATTCAGCGACGGCCTCACAGCACGGATTTCATAGGTATCGCCCTTCCATTCCACCAGACCTTCTTCCCGAATATCCACATTGGGTTTATCCATCAGAAGAATATGGGTATATTTGGTGTCGATTCCGAATAGCTGATCCGCGATGTGCCCGGATGGGGAAGAAATATTTCCTCTGTACTCAACCGCGTCAGAATACGCTGGCTGGTAGTTCCCGGTATGCATTCCATCGGACAGTACTTCGGTCTCCCCCGTATAGGCCCGATACCCGAATACCGTTGTGTTCCTCCTCAGCAATTTCATACAGTCACCTCGGTATCCCGACAAACGGCATCACGTCATACAGCATTTCCAGCGGAATGTCAGCGTACTTATAGTTCCTGTGCACCCCGTTTTC